ACAACCTTGTCTACATCATAGGCGGTCGGATATTTATCCAGTAATAGCAATACTGTATTTGTATTGAGCAAAGTTCCATTGCTTAAAGTAACCGATTCTAAATCTTTCTTTAGTGCATCCGCGTCAATTAATCTCATTCTTATCACGCTCCAATAATATACATTCAGTTTCAAAGAGTTCTTCAGATATAACTGTTGAATCAACTCTGCTCTCAAATTCCTTGATAAAATCTCTGTATGCTTCTTCTCTCACTTTTTGGTCATGCTCGGTACAATCAAGCTCATCGAATGAGATATTGATTTTTCTGATAATACTGTAACTTGATTTATCAGAATTGATATTCATGTATCTTTCAGTGCATATTGGCATAATGCCATTTTTCTGTAGCAGTTCTGTAATCTGAAATACAAACGCTCTTACAACTGCAATATCTTTTTGCTCCGACATATCCTTTGCAATATTTGCAAATATTTTATTTGTATAATCCATTATTTTTCCTTTCTAGGACAGCCGTTATTGACTGCCCTGTAATCAACCGACTCTTAGTTAAATGGTAATTCCTCGTCAATACCATCAGGAATTGACACAAAGCCATCATAGGGTTTTGGCTGTGGTTCTGCACTGCCACTTGAATTTTTGCTGTCGCAAAATTCTAACTTGGATATGTTGCAATCGTTAGTGTAGACTGTGTTTCCGTCTTTATTCTTGTAGCTTCCTGTAGTCCACTCACCGATAACTGCAATCTTTGAACCCTTAAATACGTGCTTTTCTACTGTTTCAGCAATCTTGCCGAAAGCCACACAGTTAATGAAATTTGCCTTATCGTCTTTCTTCTTAAAATTCTTGTCAACGGCAAGTGTAAACCTTGCTATTGCCATTGCATTCTCTCCCTGTGAATATCTAATATCCGGGTCTCTAGTTAATCTGCCGATTAATGTTACAATGTTCATTATTTTTCCTCACTCTCTACTAATTCAAATCTGTATTTCTGTTCTGCATTAGGATATTTTTCCTTTTCAGAATTTATTATTTACATCTTGATTTTATATACCCTAATTGGTTGCCCTTCACTTTTATCACTTTCTTGTGGGTAATATGTATTGCCAATCCATTCAAATTTTAAATATACTAATTCAAAATCATTTTTTTCAATACTGCAATTTTTAGGCAATCCATGAAAAATTTTACTATGGTTAAAACAAGCCTCTACATCATTATCCTTATACCAATTCATATTTATCAAAAATTGTGTTTTATCATTGCTGATACCGCTATAAAAATTTCTCATTCACACCTCCAATCTGTCCAAAAGAAACTCTTGACATATAATCTCTTTTCTAAAAAGGGCACTCATTAGGATTAGCAAGTAGCCATTCCTTATTACGCTCTGCAACATCTACATTTGCCCCGCAAGCAACTTTTTTCATCTTCTCAATGAAACTATTTCTATCAGAATTTTCACTTGATAAATGGCACATTATGACATTCTGCAAGCTATCTGAATAATTTGCCTTAACAAAATCACAAGCCGTGTCAATACTTAAGTGACCTCTGAAAACGTGATTAGCTTTGCCTGTGTTATCTCTGTCGATTAAATCTTTGTCGTAATTCACACCTAAGAGAATGTGGTTTATGTCTTTAAATCTCCACTTGATTAAATTGCAATCGGTAATGTAAAGCATTCTCCCCATTTCCTTGTGAGTAATCAGAAAGCCATATATCGGGCAAGGTTCGCCGTTTGCATTTGTGTGTGTCCAATTTCCGTCTATTGTTGTTAAATCAAAAGGTTTTACTGTAAATTCACCCATACTCATTGATTTACAGCTATCGCCTAAATATGGGGCAAGTATCGGTATTCCCATTGACTTAAAATCGTTTAATGACCTCGAATGATCGTCAATAATGCTCGTGTGAGATAAGGCAACCTACTATATTTTTTACATTCCAATCACACATCTTTTTTATGTCTTTAATCCCCATTCCCACATCAAGAATAAGTGTTTCGTTTTGCGACATAAGAGCGTAAGAATTTCCTTTACTTCCAGTTCCGCAACATTTCAATTTGAGCATTACATCACCTCGCTTTCATCTGCAAGTTTCCAAATATATCCGCCCGCCTGTTTTCTAATACCGCCTTTATTATTAAAAGGTTCTTTATTGGCTACTTGTAAAATATTCCTCCGACATATTCCTGTCATCCTACTTGCAACTTCTCCATTTACATATGTAGCGAGTAATACTCCATCCCTAGTGTATTGGCATATTTTTCTCGGTTTCTCATATTTGTTATAATTAACAATTCCTGTAACCACTTGTGGATGTGTTTTTTCCGTTTCTTTTCTGTGCCTCTTTGGATGAATATATTCCAAATTTGAAACGATATTGTTTTGCTTATTTCCGTCTTTATGGTGTACTTGATATCCTTGTGGTCTATCTCCTATAAAATGTTCTGCAACCAATTGATGTATTGCTATTGACTTCTTTTTGTTAGTTACAGAATTTCTTAAAACAATGCGAAGATAATCTCCTGTTGCATTTTGATTTGATAGAATATATCCGCCCTCTGTCTTTTTAAAACTCTTTACTCTTCCGTAATTGGAAATCTGATATTGCCCTTCAAAGCTTTTTATCCACTTCCATTCTTCATCCATACTCACACCTCGATTTCATCATCCTGTGGGAACTGAAAAATAGCATTGTTAATAAAATCTACTTTTGACGGCTGATTTTCTGCTTGCACAATAACACCGCATTTCTTTAATCTTTCAAATTTCTTTGCCATATTTTCTGAAATATCAACATTCTGCATTACGATAGGCATACCAATATACGTTTCTCTTAACATTTCCATAGCCTTAATTGCCTTTGCTTCGGTGGAATAAGTTGCAATAAGACTGTTCAGAAACACTTCCGGCGGTTCTGCGACATTTTTAACCGCAACAATTCCATAATTCCCGCCACTACTATTTAATATTGAAAAAACAAAGTTTTCATAAGAAACATCTGTTTTTCCTGTCTGTGAAATTACTCTCATATCAGCTCTCCTCACTCTGCATGAACGGCGGCAGTTCCTCTGACTGCCTGTCGGCTGTGTCGGTAGGTTCCACATCAATTATGTTGTCCTCGTCAAAATCTACTGTGTTTGCGTTTTCTTTGATTTCATCAGCAACAACCTTTTCTGTATCAAGTTTTACATCTGATACATTTTGAAATTCCTCTTGTGCATATAAACCTTGAAATCTATCTGGAAATGCTTCTCTTAAGGCCTGTACAACAGCTACTTTTCTAATCATTGTGGCTGGCTTTTTCGCCCATTGGCTGTTAAGCGAACCATCTTTTTTTCTTCCTGCGTACTCATCAAAGCCTACTGACTGATACTCGTCCTCTTTTCCGTCAATAAAGATTTTCGCCCAGCCACCTACGATAGTTTCGTTAGGTAAAACCATTGTTCCCTCTCGCTCTTCAACGGCTCCGTCCTTTTTAATTACAATAATTCCTGCTTTCTTTCCCTTATATCGCGGGTCTGCATTGGCTCTTTTTGTAAAAACGTCTTTTCCAGTAACTATTGTGGCTGGGTCGTTGCTTCCATACTTAATAAGGTACGCTTCTCTCAAAAACGGATTTAAGTGCTGGTATCTGCATAATGACATAAACATCATTACTTCTCCGTCAGATACATTGCCGCCGCCACTTACAAGGTATCTTTTTATCATTGTTGGGGAAATTTTTACCATTTCCCCATTTGATTCATACTCGACTATCTGTGTATTCTCTGCCATAATTAATCCTCCTAAACCTCATTGAAAACCTGAACCGCAAACAGCTCATTAGCTGTCTGCTTGAATAAAACTCCGTCAGATATGACTGTATACATATATCCGTCATACTTAAGCTCTACAGTGTGCTTTTTACCGCCCATGTAATAATTTCTCTTCTTAATACTCATGCCTATACCTCCTATAATCCAAGTAACTTTTTAATTACTTCTCTCATTCTCTCGGTTTCGCCACTCAACTGCTTCTCGCTTTTATCAGCAAGTCTAATCACTGTTTTGTACTCTTCCTCTGAAACTGTCTCTTTAAGCGCACGTAAAACAGTAACCGCCTCTGCCATAACATGGCTTCTTATGCCTCTAAATGTAACTTCTCCGTCTTCTGCTTTAATCATTTCTATACCTCACTTTCATTTATTATTTTTAATTCAGTTTTGAGTTTTTCAACTTCTTCCAACTTGTCTGCAATTCTTCTTTCTGCCCTGTTTCGGAACGCCTCTTTTGCATATTCAAAGTTAGGTTCTGTAAGAAACATGCGGCCAAAATCAGTTATTCGCCCGACATCATCTTTCCTCACCACACTAAGGTAGTTTGGAAAAACTCTATCAACAGCCGCGTATGTCTTGGGTCTCTCTTCTGCTTCGCATTCCTCAACGTATAAACCTTTAGGGTTACTACCATAAGTATCTAAATTGTAAAAGTATAATTTCATATCACACCGCCTCAATCACAAGCTCTTTGTCCTGTGTGTGCTTTAACATAATCAATTGGTTATCAATCTGTGGTATTCTCCAATCATCAACGCTCTCTGTATCATCAATAATAATTGGAAAATTAACGTTTGCCACTTTCTGAAAAGCTCGGCATATGTCAACTTCCGTCAACATTCTTGCACCATGATTGAGATTTCTCGCATATGCTTCACCATTGTAAACAAAGTCGCAGCACTCCTCGGTATCACCATTTAAGAGTGGTCTAAACAGCTTTGCTGTGGCAAAATTCAGATACTTATTAACATCAGCCTGTAAGGGTTCATTCTTCTTGAGAGTAAACTCTTTGAGCAAGTCAAGCTTTCTTTCCCAATCGGCAATCTCCTGATTGAGGTCGGTTCTCTTTGTTTCAAGGTCAGCTATGCTATCGTCTATACGCTTGTTATTCGCCACACCAAGCTCAATCTTTGTATCAACCGATGAAACTTGCCTTAACAGTTCGTTTCGCTCGTTTTTGAGCTTTCTGATAAGTTCCGATGTATCATTTTCATCGGCAAGAGCTTTCTCTTTTTCCTCGATTGTAGCCTTAAGTGCCTGATACTCACTGTTACCTGTCATGTCAACATCAGTAGGCACCATTCCAAGCTCTTTAGCGATGTTATCACGCTCAAACTCGTTAGCAACAGTATCACGCTTTTCTGTCAGCTCCTTGAGTTCTGCTTCGAGGTCAGCTATTTCTTTCTTCTTGTCCTCAATAGCCTGTTTGAATTCCTTGCTGTCACTTGATAATGAATTGCCCTTATCCTCAAGCTCTTTAAGCTTCTTCAATTTTTTATCACTAAAATCAGTTCTCAAACTCTCTATTGTATCTTCCGGCAATCTCTGACCGCACATCGGACAATTAACACTGCTTTCATCAAAGGAAAGTGCCTTTGCTTTTTTCCAGTCAGCACGTACCTTTGCTAAGTTCTCTGTGTAAATTCTAACCGTACCTTCAAAGTTTTTAATGTTAGCCTTTTTAGCTCTTATCATTGACTCTGTTTTGCGGATTGAAACATCGAAGCCGTCAATCTGCGACTGTAGCTCCATGCGCTTTTTCTGATTTTCAGCATTGGCTTTTCTCTCCATGTCAGAAAGCTCAAATTTAAGGCTCATAATGTCCTCTGTGGCTTTCTGCTTATCCTCTAAAATCTTATTGTAGTCGGACAGCTTATCTTCAATTTCCTTAAGCTGTGGCTCGTATGTTTTCTTCTGTAGTTCAAGCTCTGCGAGGTCTGTATACTCATTGGTGGAATGAATTGTATCAATCCTTGTTGAGATTTCGTCTCTTTCCTTGACAAGTCCTTTTGAGCCATTCCTACCGCCTGTGCCGTTTAGCTTGCCACGGCATACTTTCTTAAGTTGGTCTACATCGCCATCGTCAAACATTGGCTTAAGTTCAGCAAACTGTGGAAACATATCGCAGATTTCTTCATCAGTATGTGTTCCAAAATAGCTTGCAAGTGCTAATCTCTGCTCTGCCTGTGACTTGTTGAGCAATGTCATGGCATTTAAGCAAAATGGTAATACTCCAAGCTCCGCCATGTTGTCATTGATGTACTGATTGTAGTCTGCCATTTTATACGGCACATCATTGATTGAATAATCAGTAACACTGCCTGTAATCTCGCCCTTTTTGTTGCGTTTCTGCCTTGTGATTTTTTTCAAAGTCTTTGCTTTTCCGTCAATCTCGAAGGTAACAGCTCTTACAATGTCAACATCGTCAATCTCAACTCCATTTTCGTCATGTGGTCTTATGCCTGTAATCTCTCTGTCATTCTCATCGTGACAATTCAGCACATCAAGAATAATTCTCTTAACTGTCGATTTGCCGACTTCATTCTGACCGGATAACACAGTTTTCATTGAAAAATCTGTGTCTAATGTGTTTTTGCCATAGAATTTACAAAAATTCTGCGCAAAAATGTGTGTAATCTTCATTGCGTTTCCTCTCTTTCTATTTGTTTATGGTTTTTAGAATCAAATTTCCGTGTAGGCTTGATTTTTTAACAACTCTCAGGTATGAGTCTGACTCCGATACAAAAAGCCACTCACTAGCCACATAATGAGCCTTGTTGAGCAATAACTTCTGCTCTCTTGTTAATGGCTTTAATCGGTATCTCGTATCGCCTAGTCTAATTCGTCTTACACTGTTGCTCATTTAGCTTCTCCATTTCTTTATCTAATAACGCTTGAAAGTCAAATGATTTGTTTTTGTGCCGTTTAGCTCGATATAATTCTTGTAGGTAATCGTTAGCACTCTGACGTTTCAATTGGCTACCAATCGCAGTAGATGTCAAGATTTCCATTTCCGCTCCCCTCATCATATACAATCCCTTGTATGCCTATTGGAGTATTGACTACAGTTCCGTGTGGTAAATCATCACTTGCAATTACTACATACTCGTTTTCATCAACTACTAATCCATACTCATTCAGATGTCTACCCGGAATATTAAGTCCGCCTCCAGGTAACACTCTCTGCGAGTACCACGTATAAGTGTAATCGCCATATCTGACTCGCCCTAGTTTCTTAAACCGGCTACAACTGTACTTCTTACGGCAAGTTGGAACTGTTGGCTCCTCATAGGTCTGCTCAACTACAACCGGCTCATTCTGAACTACTGTCGGCTCAATCTTCCCTAGCATTACATCATTTAAATAGGAAGTAACACCGGCTGTCAGTTCAATTTTGCTATCTGCTTTCACTACTATTGGCTTTAAGGTCATAGTTCCAATTATTAAAGTCGATAACATCAATATTCTTTTTCTTCTCATGCGGTTTGCCCTCCTCTATGAGACATGTCGCAATCAATATCAGCCAAAATACTGTTACGATTGCTCCAACGATAATACTCGCTGTCTTAATTCCGTATGCCACCGATAATCCAAGGAAAAATACAAAAGCTAATGCTCCGAAAATCGAATAGCCACAGCCTGTATAGAATTTCTGCTTTAAAGTTCTTTTTCTCATACAATCACCTCACTATGCAAAACTCTGTTGAGCGTTTGCGTCTTGAATAAGCTCATCAAGATACTTAGGCACGACATAGCAATCAATAAACTCATGCACATCGTCTATGTACTTTCTCTTGATACTCTTGTAAATAGATACGCAACCATACTCACGTTTTAACTGTGTCCATATATCAGAGAATGTCTTATGCCTGATACTGTTATCCCTGTATGCTTCGCTCTGCTTGCCACCAAGAATATTTACAACTCTGCGCTTAACATGCTGTTGTATCTCGTCAATATCGCAACTATAGAGTGGTACATTTTCCTTAAGCTCGCTCACATCATCTTTGATGTCGTTTACTTTCTGCTCTAATTCTGTATAGCCCTGTGCCAAAAGCTGTATCTGACCGCCTGTTGTCTTTGGCATACCATAACTGCCTGTTTTTCTGATTGACGGAAGTACCTCGTCCATTACCCATCGCTCAAATTCCTCTGCGCTAGGCAATTTTGATTTCATAATAAGTCGGTAAATATCACCCTCTGTTATGAATAAAACATCTTGATTTCCACTATTGGTAGGGATGTTCCATTTTAGAACCCCCTTGCAATGAGTTTGTACTGCCTTATGAGGTATTGCATATCCCAACTCTTTTGCAACATCACTTCCGGCAAAATATGTCTTATCGTCTTTAGTGATAGTTCTAATTTCTCCGAATTTTTCATTGTTGAAAATTTGTAAATCGTTCATGTTTTCTCCTTTCTACTCAATAAAATAAGAAACTTCTACGCCAAAATAATTAGCAATCTTAATTAACTTGTCTGTTTTTGGCATTGATTTTCCCGACTTCCAATCCGAAAAAGTACTTCGTGCCATTCCGAGTTCCTCCGACAGTTTGTAAAACGAAACGTTTCTAGCTTTTATGAGCGTATCAAGTTTTTTAAAACTCGCCTGTCGTTTTTTCTTATTCAATTTCCCATCTCCTTTCTTGACAATAGTTATGAAATCTGTCACTATAAAAAGTGCCATATTAGGCAACGGCTGTTGGTGGTAGTACGCTAACAGCTTTTGTTTTTTTAGTTCAAAAATCCTAACTATGTCTTGATAAAAATTAGAAAATCGTGTATACTATGAATTGTCCAGAAACATAATATTATTTTCTCAATTTTATTTTTTATTGAGTTGGGATTTCCTAACTTCTTTTTTTATTCTACATTAGGAAGTCTTATTTGTCAACCCCAAATGTTGAGAAATCACAACTTTTTTTAAAGGAGATTTTCTATGTACGAAAGATATTGTAAATTAAGAGACTCAAAAGGGTTAAATGATTCAGAAGTGGCTAAATATGGCGGTTTCCCTAAAAGTACTTTTTCAGATTGGAAAAAAGGAAAGAGCTGTCCAAAATTGTTTAAGCTGGTAAAAATTGCAGAATGTCTTGATTGTTCACTTGATTATTTAGTTACCGGAAAAGAGCACCATTCAGTTGTCGAGGAGGCAACAAAAGACTTGGCTCTATCGAAAATGGATAGCAAAATCAAGGACTACGCGTTGAAATTATCTAAATTGTCGGATAAAGAGCAAGAAAATATTATGAATTTAATAGATATGATGTATGAAAATACTCAAAATAAATTAAATTAATAAGAAAGGTGGTATTTTATTATGAGTAAAACTGTTAAATGTCCTAAATGGGGTTGTGATGGTGTTGGCATACCTGTTGATACCAAGAAAAAATTCTCATTCGGTAAAGCGCTTGTTGGCAACACAGTAGGTGGTCTCTTCGGACCTGTCGGTGCCGTTGTCGGTACTGCTACCGGAATTAAAGGCAAGAACGGCAAAACAAAGTTTGTGTGTTCAAAGTGCGGTAACGTTTGGGAAAAGAAAATATAACCACAAGGCAGAGTTTTTACTCTGCCTCTATTTTTCCTTTAATAAATATGTACAAGTACAATAACAGGTCTTTATCTTCCAAGCCCTCAATCATTTTAATTATTTCATCCTTATATTCCATACAATGCCACCTCCGATACATCAATTATAGAACATTTGTTCTTAAACGTCAATAAGGACGGCAGAAAAATCCACCGCCCTACCGAAACTTGAAGAGTTCTCTTATTTGAGAACATCATTACTGTAGCACTTTAAAGTGTTTTATTTTGTCGAATATTGACAACATGGACTGTAAAGAATAGATATATTACTACATAATTAATCCCCCCAATAAAATATTACATATTGAACTCTACAACTCATATCCATTTGTACTATATCTTTAAAAACTACATACCAACTATTATTTAACATAGTTACACCTTCTAAGTGAGAAGGAAAAGCCTTTCCGTCACCATTACTTATTAATATAGCAATATTATTAACAGAGAGACTTTCTAACTCAAACATGTTTTTGACTTGTTCTAAGGTAAATAACATAAATGAATTTTCACCCTTTGTCGCTGTTCTTACTGCGGTGCCAACTTTAATTTTTATACTATTTAATTTATCAAAATCCGTCTTTAAATTACCTAAACTCCGGTTTAATTCACCATATTTGTCATTCAAAATCTTACCTTGGCTCGCATCTAATGCACTGCCAGTGGTAGTAGTCGTGAGATTGTTCGCTAAATCTTTAAAAGCAAAGCTTTTCAAATCAGCGAACCACTTCTTAATTTTCCTGAAGCCGACCGACGCTTTTTCGCCAGAAACAAGATTTACTCTAGTTGTTGTATCGGCAAAAGTAACTGTTGTATTGCTTATGTTTCCATCTTCTGCAACCGCTCCGATATCGGTAGGGGTTATGTTTACATTTCCTCTGCGATAATATACTTCTTTTGCGCCTTTTACTCCTGTAACCGGTGTACCAGCTAACACATCCCAGTATCTGTCGATTGTCAGATATACATTACTGCCGGCGGGAATTATATTACCAGCCCCCTCTTTAAAATCTGTGGTCGTAGTAAATTGGTCGGCTATGTTGTACATATCACCAGAGGTTGCTTCTGCTGTAGTGGGCAAGTCAGCAAAATTAATAGTTCCAAGAGGCCTTAATGCCCCACTTAAGCTCTCAGATATTTCTTTGGCTTGCTCTGCATATTTTTGTGCTTCCGACTCGCTCTTAGCAGAGCTAGTCTCGCTTGTCTTAGCATTAGTTTCAGAAGCCTTGGCTTTTATTTCGCTTTCTTTAGCATTGCTTGCAGAATTAGCTGATTCTTGAGCTTTGCTTGTAGCAAGTTCTGCTGATTTTTGAGCTTGTGATACGGATTGAGCTATGCCGTCAAGATAATTCTGAATAAGTCTTTGAATTTCAGTGTCAAAATCCTCAACAGTTCCCATTCGCTTAACGACTCCCGGTGCGAAACACATCCATATTTGCTGTTTTTTCGTATCGGAGTCAGTCGATACCGCCCATTCTCCGGCTTTCATTTTTAAGGGGTCAAACTCCGCGTATGCCCCTCGCCTCATTTGAATTGCCATAAGCTACACCTCATTCTCAATTACACTTTTTGCATATGCGTCAAGCGTTAATATCGCTGATAATGCATTATCATCTACAACCACACGATTTACCCTCGCATTTGGATTAATAACTTTGCCCTCACTGTTAATTTCGTCATAAGTTATTGCCATTCTCTTTACGGCTCCATCCTGTGCTATTGCATAACCTTTAATATTAATCATAATCAATTACCTCGCTTTCTGCTGAATATAGCAAATTGTCCATGTATTCTGTTGTTTCCGATATAATATTGTTTACCGTGTTATCTCGCTTTTCTTTGTACTCCTCTACGTTAAAACGTTCAAACCTTAGTGTGTCATATTCTTTTTGAATTGCTTTAACTTCCCATCCGAATTTTAAGTTAGGAGTTCCTTCAACCTCAAAATAGGCTGAATTTCTATTTAAAATATAGCAATCTCCTTTACCATACTTTTGCAAAAACACTTGATACTTGCACTCGGTGTCTATTGTTTCTGCAAAAATATCATCTAAATAAATTAGGCACTTGCCTGTTTCGTCCAAAGTTGCTTCTCCAATATCTCCAAACATTGGTGATGGCATTTCATAACAATATAGTAGGCGCTTATCATAATCTTCCGTATCTGTCAATCTGCTCTTGGTGCCTGAGCAAAAAAACATTCCTGGGTTGAGCATTACCATTTTCTTATAGTTTGTGTCGCCGCCCGAGTCATATAAGTCTATAAATCCCTCGTCTTGATTTCCGGCAAAAAATGTTGTTTTTCCGTTCGGATGATAGCCATATATATTGCACCCGGTTATGGAAAAAAGTTGTTCTGATTTTGGAACACTTATCTTCAATGTGCCTGTATCGTTCGCTGATTGCAACTGTATCTTAACGCCTGTTAATGTTCCTGTTTTTATAGCATTTGCACTTATTTCTAGTGCGCTCACATATTTACTTGTAACAGTATCTTTCGTAATTTGAGTGACTTTAGCAGTAGTGTCAGCCACATTATCCCAAGCAATTTTCACACTGCTATCAAGTGCAATGCCTTTATTATCCAGCGTTACAAGTGTCTTTCCGTTTGCGTCTTTGACATACTGCTTGCCGTTTACGTTATTCTCTCCGCCTAAAGTGAGTGTACCGCCATGCGCCCAGTCAAAATTAATGCCGATAGCCGACATAATATTGAAAATAGCGTTTCCGTCTTTATCAATTCCGGCATTCCATGTTTTACCATAGTCACTTGATACAGCCATGCCATTAGCCGTCATTTTCCACTGTATGTTGCTCGAATTAAGGTCGGCTTTATTATGCATAATGTAAATGATTGAGCCATCTTCTTGTTTCTGCTCGGTCTTAAAAAGCCCGAGCGATTGAGACATTAGCTGTGTCAGCAATTGCATTTGCTTATCATATACACTTAGTTGTGCCTGCGCAACTTTCCTAGCTTGTACGACAGCCTTTGTCTCATTACTGAATTTGTCAGCACTATTTCTTGAAGCATTTTCAGCGTCACACGAAATTTTAGTGCCGCTTCCAACTGTAAATGTTCGGTTAGAAATAAAACAGCTATAGGTATTCTGCTTGCGGTCTGTCACAAGTGCCACATCTCCGCTCTCAATCAGTGGGTTTGACAAGAGTGTAGCATCAAGCGGTCTGAACCTCATGCCACCGATTTTTTTGAAGATATAATTTGCAACTGCCTGTGCCTTGTCTGCCGGAATAAACGGATTATCAGAGATTGAGACTACATATCCCTCTTTTCCGGCAAGCGCGTTAACATCTTTCGCCTTATCCTCTTTTGAGGTTACTGTTACCTTTACCCCGGTGATAACAACATCATCAGTCGCAACATTCAAGTCTTTTTGCGTGTAAATATTGTGGTAATTTCTCGCTTCTGTAAATGTTCCGCCATCGGCACTATCTCCGTCAGAATACTTAAATGTTCCACCATCAACACTATCTCCGTCAGAGTATGGTGTAGTTTTTGTGCTAAAAGTTCCGCCATTGTAATTTTGGCTCCCAAACTGACTCATATCATACCACTCGATAAGCAATTCACCATCGTGACCGCATTTGCCCCATAATCCACTTAACTGCAAGATGTAAGCTATTACCTGTCCATATGTGAGTTTTTGATTATCGCTCGGTATCTCGTTAATCACGTAATCAGAGTTGTCGAATCTCGCCATAGTAAAAGGTACATCACACTTAATACAAGCGTCTCTGACTACCTCATACGCTGTCGTAGGGTAGCTTAAATTGCTGTCATACTCACGATTGAAATTATTAATATTGTCAAGGCAAGTAAGCGTTATGAGTGAGCCGTCATAGCTTGTCTCGCTGACTCTATACTCACCAATTTTTAGTTTTTCACTTGTGCCATCAGAAAAGCTTTTTGAAACATATGCTGTTACGCTTGCCTTATCAAAATCATACTTGCTGTAATCCTCGTAAATGTTATTCAGCTTAATTTTCAGTTTTCCGGCAATCAAAGCCCCGATTGTGAAAGTGCCATTGCTTGATGTTGAGTCATTGACCTCGAAGCCATTTGCCCACAGCTCGCTATCACTAATAGGGATTTTTTCACCGCTTGCCGTAACTATGTCAGCAAAGCAATTTACGTTTATATCATTATCGAGCATTACTGCCCTTTGCCATTTAGCCGATACGTTAAGCATTAAATCACCGCCTTATACTTCTATGAGGTCGAAACTCAATGTCTCATACCTCTTATTGTTGATAGTCCATATCTTGATAGGTGCGCTTCTATCACCTACATAGAATGTACGTGTTTCATCAGTGCCACTCATAGCGTCAGGATATGTTACTCTGATATATTCGGGGTTTACCATTTGAAGTATCCTTGCTGTCCTAGCTGTGTCTGTACCACTCCACGACAATTTAAGTTGCCGTTTCTGCGCTATTCTATTCTTGTGCATTTGAGCATCCTGTGTTCGCCCACTGTCGCTTGCAGACACATCAATCATGCCCCATTCAAAAGTTGATGGAGTGGGTAATGCCACTCCATCTACTAACATCATTGCCATATTGTTACCTCGTAAAAAGACACCCACGCAAGGGTGAGTGTCTTAGCCAAATTCATTTGCTACAATATATCGTTGTCCGTGCTTTGCCTTGCCTACTTGTGTCATGCGATAGAGCGTTTCACTGTCGCACTTAAACACATTTTCAATGACAGGTGCAGAGTTTCCGCCGGCATTATAGTTCATCATTACTTGTGCCATTCCTTCCATGACAGCCTGTTTAATTCCCTCGGTGATTTGTTGGTTGTTTGCAACTACGTTTTTGCCGTTTGAGAATTTACCGACTAACTCATTGTGATTAATGAAAGCCATGCCGTCCTCTCCCCTTGGGAAAATTCCACCACTAGCAAGCCTTGGAATATGTACTTTCGGAACTAACGATACTCCGTTCCAATTTGCACCAGCCACCTTAGCAGCCATAGAAACAACTTTGTTAAATCCTCTTAATAAAGAATTAATTCCACTGACAACAAAATTAACCCCATTCTCTATTTTTGATATAACGTAGTTCATAGCCCCTGTGACACCGCCTCTTATTGAACTCCACACATAATTAAACGCGTTTGTAATTCCGTTTTTCATAATATTAAAGCAGTTCGTGATAGGCGAAATAACATTGCCATTAAACCAACCCGCCACGCTTTGCCAAGTAGATATAACAAAGTTCTTTGCTACGCTAAGTGCCGATGTTATGCCAGCTTTCAACATATTAAAAAAGTTTGAAATCGGTTGTATTACTGTACCGCTAAACCAACTTGCCACCCCTTGCCATGTTGAAAATACAAAATCTTTTGCTGTCTGTATCGTTGTCTGTATAAGCGTTTTTAAAAAATTAAACAGATTTGAAATTGGAGTAATTACATTATTATTAAACCAGCTTGAAGCTACTATCCAAATTGCTTGAATTATTATCCAAACACCTTGAAAAATCTGTTGTGCTCGTGTAGCAAAGCCTTTAAAAAAGCCAACTATCGGCTCAATTACTGTGGAACTAAACCATTTCGAAGCTCCTTGCCACACAGTTACTATGTCTTTCCATAAAGAACCGAAAAAGCCACTTATGGTTTTCCACATATCTTTAAAAAATGAAACTACAGGCTCAATGACATTTTCATTGAACCAATCGCCAACCGTTGAAAATAGTTCACAAATTGCGTTCCAATTATCTTTTACTAAAACAACGATTGTTGATACTGCCGCCACTATTGCTCCAACAATTACCGCCGGCAATGCTGCCACACCAGCTAATATTGCTCCGATTGTGGCTAATGCAACACCTATTACCATTAGAATTTCATTTATCCAACTAAATCCGTCTTTTAACATTTTGACAAAATTTACAATAGATAAAATTGTTCCGGCTATTGCCGAAAAAGCAGAACCAATTGTTGCTAATAGGTCTACTGCCCCTGTTCCGAATGCGGCTGTTATTGCATCACCCAAGCTTAAGCCACTAAATAATCCCTCTATGAGCAATCCAAGATTAGTTGACAATGAGGCGAAAATCGTTTTAAATGCTTGCATTATTGCCGTTCCAATGCCGGCTCCTTCTACAAGCTCAAATCCAATTTTTGAAGCTATTGCCTGTGCTATCGCTTTTGATAATGATTTTCCAATAAAAGCGAGTGCCACTGAACCTAATTTTAGCGAAATTATCTTTTTTATCAGCAATGTGCCAACTATTATCTCAACAGTTTTGATGTCCAAATTGCTTAAAAAGTCCGTAATTCCTTTTAGTACGTCTTTCCACGACACATTTTTAATTGCCGTGGTTAGCATGGTGTATATTCCTTGTACCCATGCGTTAATAGTTTTTGCTAGTAACGCAAAATCAAAATTCTCAAAAAATCCATTAATGCCGTTAGCAATCGACAAGCCAAAATTAGTCCAGTCGAATGTTGTACCGAATGAATTGAGAAAATGCAAAGCTGTGTTTAGTGAACCGGCTATTGTTGCACCCAAATCATAAAAGAGTCTTGGGCTGATTAAGCCGTTAAGAAAGTCTGCAAGTCCTTTTCCGAAATTGTCAGCTTTCTGATAAATCTTCTTCCAATCAATGCTCTCCATAGCACTCGCAAGAGCGTCACCGATGTACTTTCCGAGTGAGTATAAATCCTTGATTGATGATTTGTATTTTTCGAGCAATCCATCGGTCTTTTTCAGCGAGCTATCAACACCACCTCCAGCTCCACCGCCACCGGAACCGCCACTGCCCGAACCGCCACCACTGCCACTATCGCTGTTATCGTCAAGTGCGTGTATCTCATCTATGCTAAGCAGTGTCTTTTTCAGTTTTTGAGCTTTCTTATTCGACTTATCGGCACTATCACCAATGTCTCCAACTCCGCCAGCTATGTCCTCCATGCCATCAACAGTAGCACCGCCACCGCTTATCTCGATAGTCCAACCGAAGATTGCTCCGAGTGCGTCAGCTACAGTTCTTGTGAAGCTGATAACCTTGAGCATTACTTTGCTTAAGGCTTGAACAAACGGCTTTAGAGCATTGATTATTACGCTACCTATGATACTGCCCCATGCTTGAAACTCTTGCTTAAGGACTCTTACACTGTTAGCCCAGGTATTTGCGGTCTTAGCGAAATCACCTTGCGCAGCTTGCGTATTCGCCATGACATAGTTGTATCTTAGCAATACCTTTTCAGCTTGCGTCATTGACTTGATATTTGCGTCAAGTCCGTTTTTCATAGCCCATTCCGAAAGTGTGGCCTGTGTCAAATCAAGTCCGTATCTCCTTAATGGTGCGATTGTTCCCGAAAAAATGGATTGTAAGCTCTTTGCAACATCAGCTTGGTCTACATCATAGAATGAAGCCATATCGCCAGCTAACCTTGTAAGATTAAGCGACATATCAGCCATGCTGTCTGTAGTCTTGTATAGTGTGTTATTTTGGCTCATAAGAGCTTTATTTGCCACAGCTGTACCATTTGCCACTTGTTCTGACGAAATGCCTATAGAAGTACCTAACGCTTGGAAACGGCTTGATATTTGCTTAACTGTTAGCTCCGACATTCCAAAATCTTGAATTGATGTTTTTGTAAAATCATCAACCTTGCTTGCCATATCGCCAAACGTGGTATCTACTACGTTTTGAACCTCTGTTAATTGGCTCGCTAAATCAACTGCACCGCCTATTTTCCCGACAGCTCGCATGACCAACCAATAAGTTGCGTAAAACTTACCGATAGTTGAAGCTAAGCCCCTGAATCCACTCCTTGTACTCTTAATTGACTTACTCGTGTTTGAAAAGCCTGTTACAAGCGACCTACTAGCCGAACCGACTTTTGAGCCTTGTTGCGACAGATTGGCAAGTGCGTTAGTCATTTGAATAATGTTATTGCTGACTCTCGGTGCGTTAGATAATGTTGTCATTACCTCTTTCAAGGCACTGCCAAGGTTTCTTATGTTGTCCGCAGCATACCCGGCTGATTTTGAACCGAGCTTTGAGATTGAAGCTGTTAGCTGTGTAATCTCTGCTGATTGTTTTGAGATACTCGCAAAGCCCGACAATTCTGTTGCCATGCTCTTTAAAGCACTTGCCGAGCTGACAAGTCTTGCGGTATCAAGGTTGCCTAGCTTCTCCATGTCAGTCGCAATCTTGCTAAAGGTACGTGTGTCAATACTGCTCACACTTCTAAGTGATGTTGCAAGTTGTGACATTCCACTCGCAAAATTGCTTATGCTTGCACCATTGAGGGAATTGAGAGTAGTTCCAAGCCCTTGCAACTTACTTTGTAAATTGCCTATGGCTTTAGTCGCTTGTTGCGCGTCCGACTTGATTTGAAGCTCAATGCTCTCTGCCATTTTCTCACCTCCCTGTAATAAAAAAGAGCTACCCTAAAGTAGCTCTCATGTATTTATCCTTTGAGCAGATAGTATGTTGTAATCAATCCAACATAGCCATCTTGCTTAAGCCCTCTATTCTTTTGAAATACCATGACACATTTAGTGAGATAATCCGTCCACTTGCCGTAATCAGTATCAAGTTTGTAAAAATGGTACTTGTCATGCAGAGTTTTTCTCAGCCACTTAATGGCTGTCGGGCAGTTATGTCTCTGACCGCTCCACAAATTGTGATTTTTAGCAAATCTCTGTGAATTGGCTCCAAACTTGCCATCTTCTTTCAGTGCATCAGCTCCTTTGAGGTCGAAGCCTACATTCATAGCGTGCTGCCATTTTCTGACTGCTTCACTTTCCAAGTAATAGTCAACATCGCCCTTCCAGCTCTCATCACTCGGCTTGGCCGGCGCGGGTGCAGGCTGGCTTGTTACTGTTGTATCATTTGCTCCAAGCTCCGTATAGAGTAAGTTAGCGTCAGTGCTGTTATTCAGACCGCTACAAGTAAATGCACTTGAATACTGCCAGCCATACAGAGAATGTTGTATAACAGGCTTCTTCGCACTATTAGGCTCATCACCAATAGACATTCCTTTAGTGGATGGATAACGTGCAATCCAAAACGGACAGTTAATCTGATTTGCGTATGGTGCAATATACTGATTGTAAAAGCTAAGCCCTGTGTATACACCAAAGTTAAGCCCGGCACTTTTGATAACACTCTGATATGTGTTGATAATATCAATAAGCGTCTGTCCGAGCCCTTGCTGGCACTTATCCTCAACATCTAACCAAACAAAAGTTTTTCTTCCGTTAAGTGTCTGAATGACCTTATTTGCGTCTGTCTTTGCCTTGTCTACTGTTGTAGCGTATGAGTAGTTGTAAACACCTTGTATTGGCATTCCTACATCAGTACAGCCTTTCCAATTCGCTTCAAAGGTTTTATCCGGATTAAGGTCTTTGCGGATTATTTTTAGGATTGCAAATTGCACTCCAGCCCACTTAACCTTACTCCAATCAATATTTCCTTGATATGACGATACGTCAATTCCTTTATATGCCATTTTGTCACCTCATTAATCAGGACTTTCAGGTAATCCCGACTGTCTTAATGCGTTAATTCGTTGCTTCATTTCGTAAACGGCAATTTCCTCATTAGACTCTTTGTATTTAGGCTCGTTATCTTCTGAGTATTGCTCATTTAATGATTTCTCAATGTATTTTGCTCTTGCTTTATTACCATTTAAGGCTCTGTCAATCGCTGTAAGAGTTGCGCTTAATCCGTATGTGCCCCACCAAGCCCACATGTTGGAGTCGGTTTCTTTTTGTGCAAGCATATAAGCCTTTGAATAAGGCTCTAAATCAGCCGGACAAGACATGTCTATGTCCTCAACGCTAAATCCATAGCCTTTAGTTACCAAAAGCCAATATGGGCGGATTTCGTTGCAATATACTTCCCATGTAAGCTCTTTTACTTCTTGATTGGTTTCTTCTTGGCTGTCTGTACCTCTTTCGCCAACATCTTGGATAAAAAACTGTTTTTCTCCATTTCCGCAGACAAGCCATTATAGAGTGATTGTAAATCTCCGCCCTCTTCATTCTCCGGGTCAAGATAATCGTCAAGTAAATCGTATACCTTTACGAGCTGTTTCTCTTTTGCTTCTTTATCATTAAAATCAAAGCCAAATTCGTCAGCATGGAATTTCTGCAAGCCTACGAGTAAAAACTCCGGTAAAAACTCAAGCATGTTGTCAATGACTTCAAGTCCCTCACCCTGTTGCTTCATTCCTACGAGCCTTGGGATAATTTTATTCTTAACTACCGGTGCGTATCCGAATTTAACTGTATATTCTTTTCCACTTAATTTAATTTTCATTTTATCTTTCCCTTTCTCCCTAATTTATATAGGGAAAGAGGCAGTTTTAACACTGCCTCAATTACCTTGCTATATTGTTTCTTCAAGTTCGCTGTCAGCCGTGCTATCATCATAGCCAACCGCTACGGCTTTTTCCGATTGGCTCACCCTTTTTTTGTGAGTGTGATTGATGTTGGATAACCTCGGTCATCCTCTGTTACCGCAACATCGTAGTTATCCTCAATCCACTTAGGTACTGTCTGAACTGATACAGTCGCAGTTCCTGTTAAGTGGTCATCGGAAGCCTCGCCTGGGGCGAATGACTCCTGTCCAATAAAAGCACAGATACCCTCTGAACCTTTTCCGTCTGTACCATAAAGAATAATAAAATCGAGCTTCTTGCCCTCGTTAGTTACCATCTCGTCTTTGTACTTCTTCTCGAAAGCTCCCCCAACTTCCATGGAGCCGGCTGAACGTCTGCCCATTTCCTGTGTTTCTACTAAATCTTCAAGAGTTGAAGTATCTACCATGTTCTGTGAACCGAATGGTGAGGGAATTGATTTTGCCCTTATTAAGAGCTTGTAAGTTCCAGCCCAGTAATCGCCACTTGTGGCGGATGCGGTTGGTGTCTTGTAAGCAATTCTACTTTTTAAACCTGTTGCCATTTTTGTTACCTCCTAATTTTTCATAAAAAAATAAGAGCCAAAAGGCTCTTATAATCTATCATTCCAGTCGAATGACCGCCTAGCACGTAATGTTGCTGTCCATAATTTGCCGTTCTTCCTAGCGAATGGGATTGTTGTCAGCTTGAATGACATAGCTTTGTATTCATTAGCCACTGTCTGCGCCACATTCAAAGCTTCTGAACGGCTTTTATTCGTTGTAACAATTACTTGTGCTGTAAATAACACTGTATTTATTCTTTCGCACTCTAAATCCTCATTCTGTTCTATAGGTTCGAGTGCTTGAACTAGCACTGTCGGGAAACTAGCCGCTGCACTGTCCGACTGTTCCTCTTGTGTGAATTTTAGCTTGGGATATTTAGTTTTCAATTTTTTCTCACATCGGGTTTTTACAATCGCATATGTGAGATTTTCAAGGTCATAAACCCATTGATTTTGACTCGCCACTTTATCACCTCAACTAAAAAAATTTCCGTGCCGTTCCTATGATGTCATTTTCCATTTTTAAAAATGCACGATACATCGGCATTGTAGGTGTAATGCCGTATGAATGGTGTAATTCTCCGCTTTCGTCTCTCCAATACCAACCCTCACTATCAAATGCGTGTGTCTGCCCCGGAAAAGTTCCTTGACCGCCCCTTGCATCATTAAAATGCGGTTTAGCTTTCCAACCGGAGCCGTATTCAGCCATAAGCAAAGGCGATACATCAACTGTCTTAAGTCCGTCTGCTGTCTGCCATGTGCTTTGTATCTGCCCTGTTTCGGTAGCAAGCACAATAGCTGTACAGCCGTCCGTTGTATCTTTAATTTCGTAACTAAATGTAATATAGTGCCCGAAATTGCCTGTATTTGCTTGTGCTACAGCAATGCCATTACTAGCAAGCTCTCCAACAAACGCTATGCACTTGTCCTGTAAGCGGTCTTTGTATCTTTCAAGCTTGTCTATCGCATCTTGTATAGATTTTTCTGTCAGAGAAACGTCAATCTTCATAATTACACTTCTTTCACGACTGCTTTCAACATGTATTTAACTGAATAGAGAGAGGGCTTGACTCCCACTATTGTAAAGTCTGCGGAAGTTGAATCAACTAATCCGTTGGCATCCTTTGTAGGCTCGCTATCGAGCCAAATAACATCGCCCTTTTTAAAAGGGTATTCTCCTCTGTCTGTCAGCAAAACAGCGTCAAAATCAGCCGTATTAAAGCCATATTCCTTGTTTTGCGCTTCTCCTCCGTCAAATGATATATTTGCCCAAAAATCAACAGGCTCCGAAAAGCCTGTTTCCTCATGGGTGTAATATATCTTCTCTCCGTCCTCTGTTTCGTAAAACTTTAGATTTCCGTCATCGTCTTTTTCATAGACTGTGACTGTTTGACCTTGAAGCGCGTATTTCATGGCTTGTTTATTAATGTCAAGCATTTTTCTTTATCTGCTTGTAAATCTGATTAGCACCGGTACTTGCCATGCCCGACACAATGCCAACGGCTATTGCATCAAGAATGTTGTTTGCCGGATAACCGGGAATTACAAACATTCCAACAATGCCGAGTACTCCACCGGCCACACCTACGATAATAGGAATAATATTATCTTTGACCTGTGGTATCTGCTTTGAAGCATATCCGATTAAATAAGTAATTACCATAATGGCAACTACTGTAGGTACTTGTGTAAAGTCCATCAGTTTTTTCCTCCTTTACCTAAATGGATTTCCTCAATCTCATTTTTCATTTTTGTTACCATGCTATTACCACCAAGTGCGTGGTATGCGTCATACATCTCGCAAAAATTCTGATACGCATATGAGGGAATTTCGCCAAGCTTCATGTACTTATCATGGTATTCGATAAGCTGTACTCGTAAAAGTAACATTGTACCTTTTCCGTTCGCTTGTCGTAGCTTCTTTTCCTCTTCAATGCGCTCGTTTCTTTCTTTTGTGTCTATCGCTTTTTGCTTTTTCTGCTCTTGTAAAAGCCAAACAATATAACCCAAAAGCGCTGTTAGGATAATTGGTAAGGCAATAATGTATGTCTGATAGATTAAATTATTCATCTTACAGCCTTTCGTCTTTGGTAATTGGCACACCGCCCACCACCACTTAATGTGTACCGCCTGCTACCACTTTACCGACATCAGTAAAATGGTAACGCACAATCTTCTTTTGCTTATAGCACTTTGACAAAAGGAAAAACTCCGACAAACAGCTTATCTTTGTCTTTCCATGTACGGCTCACTCCGCCCTCGCTCAATGCGCTCATGTAGTTCTCACCGGCTTGTGAATGGTCGTAGACAGCAAGATTGATAACGACATTTTCAAACTGCTTTAAATCGGCAGTTATATCATCATCAGTGAAAGTGTCCGGATAACACCTTTTTGCTTTTACATCTTCCGTGGCTTGTCTAATGAGCTGTTCAATGAGCGGGTTATCTTCCTTTTTATCGAACACTACCACATCAGATGTTGTTTCATCATCGTTTGTGACAGTTTCAATATGAAATTGTTTAAGTCTGATTTTGACTTGCTCTAATGTGGTGTATTCCATGCCAAGCTCCTTATAATCCAAACTTTTCAATTAACATTTTCTTCAAGTCACCGCCGTTTATTTCTGTGGCATTTTCAATACCGCTTTCGCTCGCAAGCTTCTTTAGGTCGGCTGTAGACATTCTGTTAATTTCTGTCTTTGTGTATGGTGTTTCAGGTGGGTTCATAAAATCAGAAGGCGCCGAATTGCTATTGCTTTCCGGTACCTCGTCTCCGACTTTATACCACACTCCATCATGCTTTATAGAGTGCGTTGCTATCATAAGCCTTAATCCTCCTTAACTTTGAGAACCATAACGCTATCCATACCCTCGAATGTAGGTAATCCAATCATAGATACGATACAGTGAGTATTGATAGGATGATTTGTAGCATATGTGTATACAGATACACCTGTCTCAACAAGTGAGAGGTTTCCGTCTGTGATACTTCCGCTTCTTTCCTCTGGAGTCTTACCGAATGTGTAATCGCCGAGGAATACTCCGGCAGACTGCGCAGATACAATGCCTGTTGGTACAAAGTACTGTGTCTGTCCTGACTCATCAACATAGAGCTTATCGTATACTTCAATCTCGATACCATATCCTCTAAGATATTCAGTAACCTGTCCTTGCTGTAATCTGATACCGCCATTGTAAGCAGTGATACCGAGTACCTGTTTCTTTGTATCCTCTGCCTTAAGTACCATTTCCCAAGTCTCTGTATTCATAGTGAAACGTGTAAGTGAGTAGCCTGTAGCCTTTGCAAAGTCTCTACGAACTGTAATAAGGTCATCAAGCGGTGCACATGTGGTAGGCTTATCCCATGCGCTTGTGCCGGTAATTGACTTAAAGTGCTTTTCCTTATGCTCTGCACCATTGTCGGCCGTGTAATCAACGACATAGTTCTTATCGCCAAGTACAACCTTTACCTTTGGTACACCATCTGTAGGTGCGAGTAACTGCCAAATCTGTCTCTCCGGTACAACTAATGCCCCCTCAATTAACATCATTGGTTTCTTTGAGATTTCACGTAATACGTTATTGGCAAGGTTAGAGTTTTCAGAAGTTCTGTAATTGTCATACTCCTGTTCCTCTTTCTCTGTTACCATATATCCCTCACGATAAAATGGCATTGAGTTCTGAATGTCAGAGAAACCTCCAACATCTCTTAACTCTGCCTGTGCGTCAAAGTTTGAAGCTTTGAGCGATACCGGCAGTCCGTTCTTGCCCTTGATAAATCTAAGGTCGAGTGAGTCCTGTTTACGTGTTCCGAATTTTTGTCTACCAAGATAAGGGGCAGTTCCTAATGTCTTTTTGTAGTTATCCCACATTACACCGAGACTTCTCGCTGTAAATGCTTCTGCTAATGGTAATGCCATGTTCTTCTACCTCCTTTTAAACCTGACTTGCTACAATCTTTGGCGCACCATAGAAAGTAACTCTAGGTGTTGCAGTTCTAGCTGCATCTGCGATTGAAAGTGACTTAACTTTCTCCCAATCAATAGTTCCCTGATATACATATGTTCCAGGTGCGTCACCCATTGTTACATCCACATCGTGTAACAGATAGCCCTTGCACTCTGCGTCATTGCTTGGGAATGGCGTACCGGCCGGCACAATCTTCATTCCGTTTCCATCTGCGCTTGTTACCATAGTCTGTAGTACAAGGCACGCTGCACCCTCATAAGGGAAAAATTTTAAAATTCCTTTACCCTGTGTAAAGTCTCTTACGATTGGTTTTCCCATCGTTCTACCTCCTGTTTAAATTACATAGCTGTTTTGGCTCTCTGCACTTGCAACTGTACCGAATGAGATTTGCTCTGCATTTGCTACATCTGCCGGCTTTGAGTCAGGTTCATTATTGTTACCGCCATTGTTAGGATTAGGGGTATTGTTAAGTGCATTTTTCTCATACTCCGCAATCGCATTGGCTTTCATGTCGGAAATAATCTTGCCAAGTGATGTTGTGTCAAAAGAGCCGTCCTCTTTTACCACTGTCTTTGCCTGTTCGGCAGTAATGCCAAAATCAGACATTGCACTCTCTCGTAAATCTCTGACAACCTTATCTTTCTGTAACTTGGCTATTTGCTGATTGGCTGTCTCTAAGGCTTTATTTGCCTTTTCAAGTTCAGTCATATTGCCAGCCTGTAGCTCGTCAAGCTGTGTTTGTAGCTCGTCAGCTTTGTCTGCTTTAGCCTTGTACTGATTGGCTTTCTCTTTCTCTCTTGCCATTTCCTCACCGCTCTTGTTAAGCAGATTTGTTATCTGCTCATCCGTTGCATCGGGAAAAAGCTTTAAAACATCATTTCTTGTCATTTCATTACCTCCGTAACTCACGCTTTTGTTATCGCTGGTCGCACCAGCCGAGTTTTTCTGTTGTTTAACGCACAACTGCAAATTTTTTGTATAATAAAAAGCAACCTATAAGTTTCCTTACAAGTTGCTCATTATCTGTAATATTTAAGACTGCATCTACACCCTGCTATTTCTTTTACCCGTGCCCCTAAAGAGTGGTCTTTTGGAAACATCATCAGTGAATTTCCAACTTCAAACGGCTCAAAAATATCAATTCTCTTTCTGTCAACATCTGCATGTGTGGGTCTGACATGTGAATCTTCTTTTGAGCGCCACTCTTTTGTTTTGTAGCCCTGTTTTACCATTTCAGCTTGTAATCTGTAATTGCCGACTGCATTAGCTTCATTCGCAGCTACATTTTTTGCTCGCTTCTGTGAAGTAAAATACTCTACTTCAGTATTTTGTGTGGTAGCGTCAACCACCTCATTCACAATGTACCGAGCATAGTCTGTAATGTATGAGGGTGTTTTCTTTGCCTTACAATACTGTGTGGCAATGCTCTCATATCTGATGATAAATTCTTTGACGATAGTTGTTATCTCTGTTTCTTCCTTGCCGGATAACAAGGCAAATAACATAACAAAGATTTTTTCAAACTTTTCAGCAAGTTTTTTTCTATCTTCCTTTTCCTCGTCAGATAAATCCATCTCACCAAAATATGTGTCATAATCTATGTCTTGTATTTCATTTTTGTTAAGTGCGTGGATTTCGTCTGCCATATCAAGCTCCAAAATAAATTGACAGCCAATTATTCATCGGCTGTCTTTCCATTGTTCTTATCATCGTTATTATTGTTAGGTGTAGCTGTTGTCGGCTGTTCTTCCGGGAATAACATTTCCATCCGCTTAGCACTTTCAAGAGTGACTTGTTCGGGGTCGCTAAACATGTCAATCGTCTTAACAGCTCTCTTGTAATTAATACCGCAGTTAAGCAGTATTTGAAGTACCTCTGCCTTAACAAGCATGTTGTCTAGCTTATTATGATTAATGTGTATCTCCACATCGCTAGGCATGAGCGTAAAGCCCTTATTAATTCTCAGCCTGTTAAGAATAAGCCTAAGTGCCATTCTCTCTGATTTCTTAAGGATAGGCTCATTAATAGCCGTCCTAAGTCCGGCATCGTAATGTCCGTTTCTCAATTCTACAGCCGAGCCGGTGTCACCACCTGTGTTACCCTGACGATTTGCCAAGCCCTGAATACTTAAAAATCTTTCAAAAAGGTCTGTGAAAACCACTTGCCCCTCTGTCTGATTAAGTTCGCTCGTCATTACATCAACATCAGCTTTGTTGTCCGAACCATTGTTAGATTTAACTACCAATGCTCCCTCTTGCCGCATTTTTCTGAATGTATCTATGTCAATCTCACAATTAACGAATTTCACCCATGCAGACACAAACTGCTCGACTCCATTAATTCTGTCTGATGTAAGCACGTTAATAGCGTCTGTGATTGCAATAGTCATTTCAATGTCAGATAATCGCCTTGCATTGTTTGGATATTCAATCACCGGAATTGCTCTATTGCCGTTTATTCCGCTTGCATAAATCTTGTCGTTACGAATATCAAACCACTCATTGTCAGTGAACACATAGTATATGTTCGCTCCGTTCTCGTCCTCTCCGATTTGACAAGAGAATGCCGGACGTCCGTTTGAGTAGTACACTACAAAAGTGTACATTGGATTTTCAGACGATAAATAAAAATCGCTTTCGTCAAGCAACTGTCCTTGTCCATCATCGTTACCGATAAATCTGTAGCCGGTACCGCATATGCTCCTCCAACGATGTATGTCTATGTCGCACTCCTGTTTGCTTTCTGAATCCATTGTAATGTTAAGCTGTGTGATTTCTTCCGACTTGTGGTTATCAGTGCCACGCAACACGTATTGGATTGGCTCGGCACACATCTCTGCAGTTTTGCGCTCGACAAGTTCATATGCAAGATTTACAGCAATCTTGTTATTGATTTCCGGGCGGTTCACTTTCTGTCGATACAAAATTGGTTGGTCACCACGATAGTATCTGTCAAGATACTCAATTTCAATAGCGTTTTGCTCGTGAATCACAAGTGCTTTATTCAGTTCTTCGATTATGTTGTTTTTTGTGATTTGCCTTTTACGTGTGGAAATAACTTGTCTGCCGTAATTATTTTGGCAGACGGCCGAAAAAGGTCTTACGTTTTTATGAGCATATCTATACATCAATAAAACCTCATGCCACTTGCAGAAGTTCTCTGTGGAACCTCTTTTATCTCAAATTCTTGTGTGCCAGCCCAAAACCATATCCATTTACGGCAGTGCGTACACATTACTTTATGGTGCTTCTTGTCGCTTTTATTTACCCACGTTAATAGCTTTCCGCAACGAGGGCACATTACACTTCGCTTTCCTGTTGGAACAATATTAATATTCTGATTATTCATGTCACCCTCGCTTCACTAAAAATAGCACCCACAATCTGTGAGTGCTATTTCTAAAAGAGATTTTATGCAATGAACGAATTACGATTTTTTCATAGTTATATTATAACTGTCAATTTTTTAAGTGTATATATGCAATGATATGCAAAACTATGCACACTACTGCACATTTTCAAGATATTCTTTTCCGTAAAGCCTTTCAAACTCTTGCAAGGCTCTGCCGTGAATTGTAAATATTTTTCTTATGCTCCAATTTGTAGCCTGTGCAATTTCTTCAAAAGTGTTTTGATTGACATATCTCATTGAGAGTACATGATAATAGTCAGTATTCTCCATACTATCAATTTGGCTGATAATATGATTTCTTTTTCTCATAAATTCATCAACAAGTCTGTCTGTATCTTTTTCCAAGTCCACAATTTTAGTTACTGTACTGCCTAGCTTATCTTTGTCAGATGAAACATCAACCGCTTCTTTGTCCGTTGAAACAGTAACGCTACATGCTATTGTTTTAAGCCGGTATATCTCAGACAGTTTATTTTGTATCATTTTATCTAATCTGCTAATCTGATTTAAGTAAGTTTTTGTATTCATAATTTCGCTCTCCTCATTGCATACTTATAATTAATAAATTCTTCCCAATATATCTTGTTGAACCGAGTGTCTCTAAATCTATTATCAAACTTTCTTTTATCAACTATAAAGTCTAAACCCTCTTTTAATCCCAATAGAATATAATCAGGCACAAACGAAGCCGGTATTCTCACAATCTCATAACCATTGTCAATACAGCTCATTATCCTTCTTTCTCTTAAAAAATCCTTATTTTCATCTGTGTGATATATTTCGCCATCAACTTCAACAATCTTCTTTAAATCTGGTATAAAAAAGTCTACTTTGCATTCGCCTATTTTGTAATTTGGATAATATTTGATGTTTTCTTTTTCAAGCTGTATGGCAAAGCAAATTTCATTTACGCTATTAAAAACATAGCCCTCTGACATTATTTTTCGTGCAACTTCGCAAGCCTCTTGTTCATAATCTAAATCTTTAATTCTTTTTCGTTTTGCCTTTTTCTCTATTTTTTCCTTTGCTTTATCCACATTTGTAAGTTGTTTCAACAATTTTATTTTTCTGTCGCATTCCTCACAAACGTATTTTTGCTTTTTGTTAATTTCGATAGTGGCTCCGCACATAAAACAAGTATTTGTCATTAATAAAGCCCTCCTCTGAACGGATTGTGTACTGCTTCAACCTTTGCTATCCGCTTTTCCCTAAAAATCATATCGCACAACTGCGCAGTAGAATCCACGCCATCATCATGTTTCATTTTGCCCTCATATGTGCAAGAAAGAACGTTTTGAAAATATTTTTTGTATTCCTTAGTTTGTCTTTCAAGTTTTATGAAATGCAGTTTTCTTATATCCGGCGCATGATTTTTAATTCTGTCCATTTTTGCAGTTTTGTTATCTGCCGGGTCATGGCTTGTCAATATTGGGTAGCAATCTTTCTTCCATACTTTCTCGCACTCCAAACGATAGGCAGATGTTGTTTTTGTTTCCTCAAAATGTACCTCTGCTGTTTTATTCGGAAATTTATCCAAGTGGCTTTCCATTCTGCTCGTTACTTCGGGAATTGTTATATCCTTATCGCCATCGTTATACACAACATCCACGATATAGTATTCCTTTTCAATCTCATAGCAAATTGGCATTGATACAAAGTCTCCACCGCCATATGCCGGGTCGTTTGCCGAAAAAATTCTATCAGGTCTTATTCCCTCAATTTCTGCTGGGTCAAAAAAGTTCATGTTATCAATATTGAACATCTGACCTTTTCTTTCTATCGGCTCTTGCTGATATTGGGCAAACCATGAAGCCATATCGTCATTATCTTCAAACGAAGCCATTCTGCGCTTATAATCTAATGTGGAATATCCCAATTTGTAGGGATAATCAAAATTGCTTTCATTGTTTTCGTTGAGTGCCGGAATTATAACCTCTCTATGACGTATGTTTTTATATTCAGGATTATTTGCAAGCAATTCAAGCCTGCGCCCTTGTACATCTCTTGGGGCCCATCTCGTGCCTATTCCTAGTAGCTTTGCTTTGCCGGGCTTAATTCTCGGCATAAAGTTATTATCAAACTTTCCCCAAACTGTAGCCTGTCTATCTTCGCTTAATGCTTCATCAATACCACTAAATAAATCGTCATATACTCCCAAGCCGTCACAGTCACACGCTCCGTTCAGTGTTCCGTATATAGAGCGCATGGTAAATGTTGGGTATGTTTTTTTACGCAAGAAGTCTATTGTAAGGTCTTTTCCGTCTGTGATAGCTTTTTTCTCTACAATTTTAGGGTAAATATCTTTGTAGGTGTACGTTGGGTCATTTACCATTTCTAATGTTCCATCGTAAAATCCTCCGGTTATCTTGTCGGAATATGCCGAATATAGATTTGACCTCTCGGGTCTGTTTGAGCCAAACCACAAATTACCCATTTTAACAATTTGAGTCTTTCCGATACGTCCGGGGCAGAATACCATGCCCTCATCAAGTTTATCATCGTACAAATCTTGAATGAGCTGTGCAACTTTGCTCAACGGATTTCTTCTTGGCAAATAAAATCTTTCCCATGGTGGACGATTTTTTTCCATGTAAATCATAAAGCTCTCAAACTTATAGTGAGCTTCCATCAGGAATAAATCAAAATAGTGATTAACTAAGTCATATGGTGTAGTCTCATGCTTGAAATGGTAATAATCCAAATCCCAAATCGTGCCACCTGTTTTAGCCGTGCAGAAGTCCTCTATAAGCTCTTTTGCCCTCTTAGTGAGTTGTAGTCCATACTCAATATCTTTCTCGCCGTTTATGGTTACACTGCAAGCGTCTACATAGGCATTAATTACTTGCTCGTCTTTTCCGTTATCCTTTATGTAGTTTTCATATCCGTTTACTGTGGAAATAAGGCTTTGACTAGCCATAAGAAAAGCACCTCCACTTTTAAAAAAGCAAAGGTGCTTATAGACCTCTGCCTATAATTTTTCTAGGGTAGCGACTAACTCCATTTGTTAGCCGGTAAATTTTTATTAGAATGTTGGCATTGCTTCATTGCAAGCCGGATATAATTTCTGCACAAGTGCACTATAATCGTCAATTACATATCTTGCCGAAGCTATGTATGTTTTAACGCCATATCTTTGTGCTGTATCTCTTTCAATATAACAGCCATTCCAATCATACGCTTCATCAATTCCGATAAATACATCAGCCTGTGCCAGCTTCTTAAGGCTTTCGCCTAAATACCATACAGCCTCTTTGCTGTCTTTCGGTGGATTATCCTCGATGTAGCTGTCGATAAGCTCTAATTCTTCGCCCTCGTATATTTCAGCAATCTTTTTCATTTTCTGAATACTAGCTTTGATTTCTTCCTCTGTTCTGCCTCTCATCGGCACACTTACAAATAACTTCTTCATGTTCTCGGTCTCCTTTTCTATGTTTTATCAACCTTTATCTTTCTAGGTCAGCAGCTACAATTAGTCCGTAGCCGGTAATTGTTTTTATTCGTTTGCTTTGAAATTGTAAATCGGTTTTATAATGTCAACTATTTCAACAGTATCTTTTATATTTCCAATTATTTCATCCATTGTTTTATATGCCATAGGGCTTTCATCAATCGTAGATGTATTTACAGATGTTGTAAATATTCCGTCCATTGCTTTTTGATACTCTTCTAGTAAAATGCTTTCTTTTGCCTTTGACCTACTCATAGTTCGTCCCGCTCCATGCGGTGCTGAATAATTCCAATCTTCATTTCCCTTGCCAATTCCCAAAATGCAACCGTCACGCATGTTTATTGGTATTAGTACTTTTTCCCCCGCTTTTGCAGAAATAGCGCCTTTACGAACAATATTTGTATCGTGTTCAATGTAGTTGTGAATTGTTTGAAATCGTTCCGTTTCTTTTGTAACTTCCCACCCCATATAGTAACAAATAATGCTCTGAATGGCTCTTCTATTAATTTTCGCAAACTCTTGACATAATTTCATATCGTGCAAATACATTTCTCTATGTTTTCCAACAAGATATGATAACTCTCTAGGGATTTTAGTTGTATTTGCTTCGTAGGACTGCTTTAATTCTTTGATAGCCTTGCTGATTTCTCTTTCTCTTTTACATTTTTTGTATTCAGAAATCAATTTCTCACTATCTTGTTTGAAATTCGATTTTCCCGAAATATCGTCAATCGCCATTTGCTGATATATTTCTGCGACTTGCTTTCCGACATTTCTACTTCCCGAATGAATAACAAGATATTTATTATTCTTGCTATCGCTATCAACTTCGATAAAATGATTGCCGCCTCCCAACGTGCCGCAACTTCTTTTCAGCCAATCTATATTTTTCAACTGCTCCTTGCAATACAATTTTTCAATAATATCGCTTGCGACAGATGAGTTTTCTTCTTCATGAACTTTTCTACCACTTGGAACATATTTTCTAATGACGTTATCTAATCTCTCAAAATCAATATCAATATTCCCCAAGTTTGTAGTAAGCATCCCACAGCCTATGTCAACTCCAACAATGTTCGGTATTACTTTTTCTCCTAAATCAGCAGTAAATCCGATAACACACCCTGCTCCTGCATGAACATCCGGCATAATTCTTATCTTGCAATCCGAAAATGCTGGCTGTTTTACAAGCGTATATATCTGATTTAATGCTTCATGTTCTATATTTTCTGTAAATATTTTCAAATCAGCCATAATATGTTCCCCTTTCTGTTGATAATCAGCAATCATTATTTTAGCTGTAATAAACCATTTTGTGGCACAAAGGACATTCGCATTTCCAGTTATCGCCCTCTCGTTGGTCGCCACAATACTCATATTCTCTATTGTTTGCTTCAAAAATGGTATAGCAATTTTTACAACTGAATTTTAAAGGCTTATCGGCAAAATCTAAGTTGCCTTTTTGAATTATCTTCATCCGTTCTAGTCCTCCACATTCTTACTCTTTGTCTGCTCCATTATCTGCCTCGATAACAGGTTCATCTTCTAAAGCGGAACAATCTATAGGCTCGCCATTTCTACCGCCTATTTCGTGCGATTGTGCTTCTCTAAGTGCTTCACGCTCTATTGATTTAATTACTTCCGCCATGCTCATTACTCAAACGCTCCCTCAAATCCTTGCAACTATATGTTCTTTTGCAAAATCTTTTTTAGCTTCATCGTAGATAACTGAACCATTCTTATCAGTTTTCAGTCTATCAAATTCGCAAGTAACATTTATACCATCTTTGTTACTGCATTCTGCATGATAATCAATGACACATACTTTCTTCTGCCATTTTCCATTGGCATAAATCTTTGTGTAACCGCCAGCTCTTGTTTTGATTATGATTTTTGAACGTGTTTTCTTCATTTCCAATGCACCTTGAACCCTTTCTTCTTATACTCCTCTACGGCTTTTTTAAGGCTCATATCGTCCTCATACTTTTCATTCAGCATAATCAGCACATTATCTTTTTCAATGCCGTATATGTTGCAATTTGCAAGTTTCTTAGCCGTTCCAAGTATAGCTTTTGCCTGCTTGTGGCTCATTTCATAGGTTTGGGTTCCCATATTAACTATCATTTCTCATAAACCCCTCAAAATCTTCCATGCACTTATAACACAAGTCGTATGTGGTATTAAAAATGCCGTTCTTTGTAACCGAATTTCCACACAGTATTCCTTTTTTAATTTCTGCACCACACCTATCGCAAGTGCACCATTTTCTTTCATGCTCCATTTTTCATAAACCTCTTGAACTCTTTCCTGCACTTAGGGCATAAATCGTATTGCATATCATTTCTCCATATAGTCATTGGAAACACTTCCTTTGCTAAATCTTCGGCTGTGCATATGCTTTTTTCGTGAAGAGGTTTTACCTCTCTTGTTTTGACATATGCATATTTTTCATCGTATCGTATTATTTCTTTTCCGCACCTGTCGCAAGTGCGCCATTCTTTGCTATGCTTCATCGTGAATTTCCTCCCAAACTCTGCAAAATTCCTTGAATGTTTTCTTGTCTATCAGTGAAGCTATTTCATGCAAGTTTACAATGTTGATTTCTGCATCTTGCTCATATTGCACATCGGCAATAAGGTTTATATTAACCATTGGAAGACTTCCAGCATAATGTTCTATTTTATACGAACTGCATAAGCACTGTTGGCCATCAACTGTAACTTTAGCACATGTCCTGTGTCCTTCTATTGGTTCTACTTTGAATCTATGTATATTACTCATTCTTCCACCGCCTATTAAACCAACCCTAGCATACATAAAATATCAAGCCCCGATATTCTCTCCGCACCCTCTCTTGTGTGCATAAGAATATCTTTAAGTTTTTCATTTTCTGCATTGCTGTATTTATTTCTATCATACGCTTCTGAAAAACAATAATATTTGCAATATCCGTAGCCTGCACCAAGCATATTCCCATGAACACTCTTTCCGACAATATCGTAATATTTTGGTACTTTTAAAATATCGTGTTCTTCATCTAGGGTACATTCCTTTTGTTCTGCTTTTAGTTTTGATTGAAGATATTTCAGAAAGCTTCGTATATCCTGCTCTGATTTTGAAATATATAAAATAGTTTCTTTCATTTCTTCCACCAACTTTCTACCGCAGATAGGACAATGGTCGATATCCATAACTTCCCAAAAATCAAAATAACTGTTAAACACACCAATCTGATACGTGTTATCTTCCGCTTGCATAATCCCATCTGATAAGTTCCTGTTTGGAACTAAGCTATAATCATCAGTATTCCATTTTGTAGGATTTTCGCAAAATTCACACATGCTTCTTATTTCTCCTTTGCCTTAAACAGTGTGTCAGGAAACGGAATACCTAAAAAATGCATATTTGTGTACTTCCTAAATGTCGGCACGCTCATTCCAGCTATCTTTGCTGCTTCTGCCTGTGAGCATCTGCCATATGCGTATTCCATCAATCCCTCTCGGAATGAATCAATATTTCGTGTCTTAACTCCTTTTGCCATATTTATACCTCCGCTTAATACTCTATAATGCCTTGTGCCAACTGTAGCAGATAGTCGCTTTTAGCAAAATGTGTTATCGAGTAGTTAGTCTCTCTTCTGTGTGTTCGTCTGAAATGCTCATTAACCATTCTATCAAGCCCTGTAAGCCCTGTTTCGTCTGCTAGGTAAACATCTGTCCACTCAAAGTGATTATGCTCTGTATCGGTCACATTAGAAAGCGACAGACATACATTAGTCAGTGTCTTATCGGTCAAAATTGGGTGAACCTTGCAAAAATATGTTTCGTACAGGTTCATGTATCTGCGGAATGCGTTTTTGACTACTTCTCTGATTGTTTCGTTTTCAACACTGTTGTCGCAGATTTCAGAGAATCTATTGAACATATCATCTTTCTTTGCTTGCATATCCTGTCGGGTGACTCTTGCCGTCTGTTTCTCGGAAACAGATGTATGTACCTCTCCATCAATGTTAGTTGATGTATGTACCTTTCCTATAGTTTCACTTATATTATCTTTTATATTATCTATATTATTATTATGAGTATCAACTTTTTGAACACCCTCGTTCAACTTTTTTGAACACCCATTATAATTTTTTGAACAGGTGTTCAATTTTTTTGAACTCCGTTCAGTTTTTTCTTTTTCTTTTCGGATTTGCTTTCTTAATTTTATTTTTTTCAATTCCTCATCATCGGGTTTGACTGCACTATAATTGCAAAATTTTACTCCATTGATAGTTTTCTCCGTCTTTTTAATAAAACCATCATCAGCCAATTTGTTTAGAAGATTAAAGGCTGTTGTCTTTGAGCAATTAAGCCACTCTGCAACATAATTCAAGCTCCCTTTAAACTCGCTCTCATTGTCTTGCGAAAAGCCATATATTAAAGCATAAGCAATCAGTTCATTTCCTGAAAGACCTAATTCCTTTACCATAAACCCTTGAATTGCTATAAAATTTTCATTTTTAATTTTTGCCATTTTATTTACCTCCTACGAAAGATAATAAGAGCGTACCGCCTTATTCGCTCAACTCTACGATTAGTAATAACAACAAACAGGCAGTCGTAGTTCTGCTTTTCGGTAGCTAACCTAGTTTGTTGTAATTGATGTGGTGTGGATTTGAACCACACATAAAGCGTGCACTCTTTACGTTGGAGGGAATCGAACCCATAGGCATAACCCAAATGTTTTTAATCCATATGCCTGTCTCCTAGCCATCCGTTACTTACCCTTTTGTATACACATCAATAGTCGGGGGACACCGACTAGCGCAGATACAAGGACTCGAACCTTGATAACGATTTTACTCGTTAGAGAGATTAGCAATCTCCTGTGATACCATTACACCATATCTGCAAAATATAACAGCCGTAGCGTGACTGCTATATTGAAACTGCTTTTGTCGCTACCTTTGTACAGCTTCTACGGACTTTTTATACCGCTTACGGCTGACTCTTATAGCCTGTCGTAAGTTAGCGCCGACATCGTGAATCGAACACGAACAACATTTCTGTTGGATAGCTTAGCAAGCTATTGGAATACCTTTATCCCATATCGGCACGCGCCGTGGCAACACTGATTGTCGCCACGAATAGCCTTTTGTACTTCAAGGCTACGTAGTGCTATTAACACTACTAAATCGGCAAGGTTGGGAATCGAACCCACGACAAATCAGCTATTAGCTGACTGCTCTACCACTGAGCTACATGCCGTTAATGAGGGTGAAGTCTAAGGAGTGGCTACACCCTCCGGAGATATAAATTTGTATGTGCTGTAGGAAAAGAACTAGCGAAACCTGCAGAAAAGGACATGTGAGGGATTGCACCTCACCTAAGACTCATATGATTTGAGTTGCCCTAGTTTAACAATTAATTAAAGGGGGTATATATGTCTGCTCCGCCTATTACAGATGTCTTTACGACAGGTTGGTTTCCACGCTCGTGCATTGTGGGATTATACACGATTAAACCCTCACGAGCCTTGTGACGGCTCTTAACAGTTTTCCACTATGAGGGTGAAAGGAACTACTAAGTCCAATGTCGGGGAACCAAGTAAACCCCGAACAGGGCATGTTGGATTTGAACCAACGAAATGCGGGAATCAAAATCCCGTGCCTTACCACTTGGCGAATGCCCTATATCTACTGCCACATAAAAGCTATGGCAAGTATCTGACCGAACATTATAGCAATGCTAATGAGCCTTGTGGTAACTGTCTCTTTTTCGTTTAATGTGGCACTTATCATTCCAAGCGCAATTAATGCCAGCCATACTGTTGTCGCGATTTTTAATACAAACATGATTTACACCTCATTTTCTTTCAATATTGACTCGGCTATGCACGCAAGAACTAAAAACACTATTGAGACAACCATTGAGCATCGGTCAGCAAAGAGTATTCCGTAAAACATACAAAATAAAATTATCCATGTATACAGGCCCTTAAGAAACATTGGCATGAATTTATAAACAATCTTGTCGAAAATCTTCCATTTGCGCTTAGACTTAAGTTCGCGAGCTTTATCCATGTACCATTCTGCCTTGCTCATATCCTCAGCCACAGAACCTTTATGCCCGGCACGATATTTATACTTGTATGCAGTAATTTCACACCATTTAGCCACATCCTTAAGCCCGTAAATGTCAATCATTTCATCAATACATTCTTTACGATTAGGCAAGTTATAGTGGCTAGGGTGATTTACCATATCGGAATTAATTTTGTTAGACTCAAATCCTGTTAATTTCATCACTGTTAGCTCCTTTACTGTTATATATAATATATAACTATTATTTAATCATAGTTGTATGTATATATATTATTATTGTGTATGTTGTTTAATTAATATATAACTTATGTTATAATAATAAATACTGCTTGGTGCGATTGAGGTATGAGTAAAGGCCTTTTTGTTTTGGCGGATATTTTGGGGGCTAAGCGGGGCGGTTTTTCACTTTTCACATACACCCCCAGGGCACCTAATACGTGCGCCACTCAGCTCTAAAACATCAAGCATTTTAAATTGTATCTATTGCACATACAATTTATCTATACCCTTTTAACTCTTCGCTAAACAACTGTTTTGTGCATAGTTGTAATAATTCGATAGCCCTCAAAGCCTTGTAAATCAAGGGCTTAGAATTGTGTGTATTGTATATACAATTACTTGGCATTATCAACCATGCTATCACTCGATAATGCTTTAATATTCTGACTATTTGCACCGCCTAACTGTGGTAATTCATTGGCAGTTAATGCTCTCGTTTGCGTAGCCTCGTAGCCAATACCCGGTTGATTCATGCCAAATTCATTATTGCCAACAAACATAGCACCCACCGGGGATTTATTGTCATATGCTCTATCCTTGATACAATCTTTACGGATTCCTTGCAATTTTTGCCAAATCTCATAACTTTTAGGGCTTGACTCTTTATTTAATCTCCAGTTATCTATAACACCGCAATCTATATTACACCAATTACTAAATGCAACAGTACTACATAGTTTATTATATTTATCACTAATATATATATATTCATCACATATATTATTTAATATATTATAATTATATCTATTGTAGTTGGTTAACATACATGTATTATCATATAACCGCTTATCTTTTAATATACTGTTATCATTAAATATAATCTCTCCGACTCTTTTACAAACAGCCTTCCACGGCCTTTGACCCTCACTTTTCAAATCGTCAATTTGCAATTCTTGGCAAGCCTGATCTATAGCCCTCTCGAAATCCTCCCGATAAAGCTGGAAAGTGCCAAAATCAGCGATTAAATGTTTAGTTATATTTCCTTTAATTTTTTCCATTTTAGCACCTCAAAATCATAAAATAAAAAAGCCCGCACCACTTGGAGCAATTCCAAGTAATACGAGCTAGCCGGCATTCGCTTATTAATTTAATTAAAATAATAATAATCAAATATACTTATTTTGTCAATATACTGATTATTGGATATATAGCAAATAACTGTATTGATTAATATATACCACATTACACACATATATATTAATTATATATAAAAAAATAAAAAGCCGGTCACAAAAACCGACTTTGAATTTTAAAACTGGCACTCGTTGTTATTCTTTTCCAACTCGTCCAACTTCTCCAATACTAATTGGTTTACGAATCCATTAATTGTCAGCCCTTGCGCCTGTATTCGGTCTTTTGTGCCTTTTGGCAGCATAACGCTTATTCTGTCATAGTTCTCTTTTGCTTTTTCATTCTGTCTCTTTACTCTACTTTTATAGTTTTCAATCATTTTCTTTTCATCCATTTTTTACACCTCATTATATAAATTAATAATATCAATAATCACTAACAATAATACTATAAATAATATTGCTATACATAAATATATAACAATTAAATTACTATGTCAATATTAATTACATGTATTATTGCAATTATTGTTTTATTACTTATTATATATAATTTTGAAATTATGAATATAAATATTATTCTAATTAGTAGTATAAATATTTTTGCAATATTTTTGCAATTATGTATTGACATTACTAATATAATATGATAATGTATAGTCAAGCCGAAAGGCAAGGAACAAAATAAAAAAGCCTGTCGCAGAGCTACCAACTGAACGACAGGCACCAAACAAAATAATAATTGAAAGGTGACTGTATTATATCACAGTCAAAAGGGAAAAGAAATGAAAAAATTATCACACAAGGAAATTTGCAGAATGGGCGAAATGGTTAACGGCATCAAGTTAAATTGTAACATCTATACTTTTGAAAACGCAGAGAACTATATCTCACAGCTGGAGCCGTTCGACGAAAAAAGTGGCGTTTGCTGTCACAAAGTCAATGAGATTATACAGGAAATTAAAAAAGAGTTTCCCGATGCTAAAGGTTGCCAAGTCGACTCTAAATACTATGCCGCCGGAGTTTATGGATGCATTGGCAGACTTTCAAAAGTTACCGTATTAGATAGCGAATGGAATAGCAATGGGAAAAGCTTTTATATTTATTTTTAAGCCGAAACGCTCCAACGTGGAGCGTCCACCGTGGAACGGTCTCCCGGTGCTGATGATGGCAGACCAGAAAGGGCGTAAAAATGAGATATTGCGGACGACAGAAAAACGAAAAAGCGTTGTTATTAACGGACGATGAAATTATAAACAATGCGCTTGAACAGGAAAAAAGCGGAATAAAACCGCATTATGCTTTTTATGATTATAAGAACCATGAAAAAGTAACTCCGGCGGGCTGGCTTGTATGGTCTTTGCGTGATGGCGGTTGCGGTGTAGTTTACCGCCGTAAGGATGGGAAAATGATTATTACAACCGGACTACAAGGTGATTTTTGTTATTGTTAGGGGGTGCAATATGAGAGATTTAATCGAGCTTTTAAAGGCTTTCGGGCTTTTTGTGTCATGCCTTGTAATTGGGTATGGTGGTTTGTTTTTATTTTTTTATTAAATTGCAATTAGTAAGTTACATATTTCAACAAAAAGTCGCATAACTCAACTGATACTATCGACTTAATTTTTATTTAATTAGGAGAAATAAGAAAATGACAAGAATTGAGAAAATGATAAAAGACGGATATCCCAAAATTATAAAAGGTAATGGAGGATATAGAGCATATTTGAAAGATATGCAACCTCTAGGTGGTGGTGATTATATGGCTATATATCGTTATCCCGGTGGGGAATGCTGTCACAGCTTAGAAGAGATACAAAAATGCTTTGAAATCATTGAACAATAAGGGATGATATTGGAATAATTCGCAAGCTAATAGCGGTACAAATTAACAAGGTGTATTCTAACCGGAATCGAACCGGCTATTAGCTTTATATATAAGGCTTTTCGGGTCTTATATTAATCAATTTAATTATTTTATTTATAGGTGCTTTATACAACTTTACGACTGTATATATTGCACTCCGTCCGCGCGTCCGGTAAATAATCGCGTCAATGGGTTTTATAAATGCCCTTATATTTATATCAGGCTCAAGAGGTGCAACGCCTGAACAAACAATTGTGTGCCCGCATAGGTGCTTTGCGTTACCACCTAATAAAAACAGATTAACGCACGTATGAACCGCGAAAAGGTCAAAAAGTAGCCTATAAACCACGCACTAAAACAGAAAAGAGGGTTAATGAATGGACAACGATCTAAAAAGTCTTGACGCCGTAGAAATGGAAATTAGAGCACGCTACAATGGTAAATATACGGACGTATCAGGCTATCAGGCAAGCGAGCGAGAGACACGCAAAGCTATAACGGATATTTTTAGAGCTGTCGCAGAGTCGGGCACGTGTGACGATGTTACCGCACTTATTAGTGGCAAGGAATACCGCCGGACGGCCTTCTCCAATTATCTACAGCATGAAAACTATATAAGCCCAATAATTAAGGCTTGTTATAGATAGGGGGGTGTATTATGTCTAATTATGAGTATTTAGGGAAAAAAGAAATATATAAGCGCGTTCAGGCGCTAGGCTATGAAATGCCAAAAATAAGCGACTTTAGTTATATCAAGTATGATTGCATAGAGTGGATGGAGTCACACGAGTTAAAAATAACAGTTCAAAGGTCCGGTGAATGGTTGCAAGTTGTTGAAAAGCGTGCACACGTTCACCCGGTCACATTGTTTTGCGACTATCAGGCCGGAAAATATATCACGCGTTACCATTAGGGATATTTTATATCCCTTTTTGACGTGTCCAAAATCAAGCGTGCAGCCGTTGGAGCTGTCGCAAGTTATCCGGCTATAAGTCCGGGAACTGTCGTGCATTGACAAATTAACAAAAATATTCTATGATTTTATGATATATACATTTAAGCCGTTTATTTGACGTTTTAAAGACTTTTAAACGTGTTAGCGTGATTTTATCGAGTACGCTATAATAAGCCGTAAAACAAGCCGTTTACAATGCCTAAAAATATAATTATAGCATTGCAAGCCGCCAAGCCGTGGCGAGTTGTGCCGGGCGCAATATCTAACAAGTCAGGCGCGCCAACTCACGGAAAATGTTTGAATTTTCAGAAAACTTTACTCAATTAAAGTGCGGTGCGAGTTCTTTGCAAGTTCTCGACAAGTTTTTGCAAAATTTTGCAAACGGATTTTTGAAATCGAAAAATCCAAAAGGTAGGGGGGTATCAAAATTTTTTAGGATTTTTTTGAATTTTGAATCGCCAAAAAGTAAATGCTCTTAGCACTGTAGTCACCCTCTCCTAGTTCTTCAATCAATTTCTGCCGTGTCATTTCCGGATTAGTCCGGTGTATGTATTCTAATAGTCTGTCTATTTTATCCATATTTCTGCTCCAATAAATCAAATATTTTGTCAGCCGTGTATACAATATTCCGTCCGTACAAGCTCATAAAGTCTGCGATTATTTCTTCCGTCTCTATGTCAATGTCACAGCCGTATGAGAATGAGTACACATGCACTAGCTCGTGGCATAGTATTTTGTCAGCCATGTAATCAGACACATTATCAGCTATCGTAATAGTCTTAGTTGTATTATCGGTTACTCCTAAACTTATAGTGCCGTCAGACCGCCTTAATTCGCTTGATGTGGGCTTTTTAAATTGTATGTGCCACAATGTATCATTAACCCTTATATCCATGCTTATACCCTCTAAAAATGGCTATGAGCATTACTACCCATAGCCTTAATAATTACAGTTTTGATGCAAGATTGCTCATCTTGGTGCGCAAAAGGTTGCGTTCATCGGGTGTCATGTCATTTAAAAGCTCCGATATGTCTCCACTCAATTCACGGATATACATGTCGAGGGCTTTCATTTTATGCTCTTTGTCCTCTGTAGAAGCTCCTTTGTGCATTTCTTTTGTCTCGGTATAATGTCTCTTTGCTCTGTCATAATTACTTTCACTCACATGTGGTGCAATCGGTTCAGAGTAATACATCTTACCTTGGCCCTTGTCCATGTCCCGCATATACTCCATGTCGTTGTAATTTACCGGCATGTGATAATATGGCGGTTCTTCATATCCTCTACGTGTTCCACGACCTTTAGGGGCAAATCTGCCATTTGCATAGCGATATTGGTCGTAATATCTTCTGCCACTTTCTTCGCCATATTCTGCCTTAAGACTTCTTAGGAGTTCTTTGTCGTACTCTTCTTCCTCTTCATCAGCCTTTTTCATAGCCTTGGAAATTATTGAATGATACTCAGCTTCTGCAAGGTCTTTTATCATATCTACGACCTGTCCCATCTCGGAAGTGTCAACATTCTCAACGCCCTTTTCAAGCTCGTTGACAGCTTTCTCTGTAAGACACTCCTGCATTTTGTGTATTCTTTCAACGTGCATACTCTCGCCCCCTAACCAATTCGATTTACTGTGATGTTAGCATTTGCAACACTGATAGCCTGTGCAGATGTATTCTTGACAGAAATTGCCTGACAGCATCCGCAAGGAAGCCATACATCTGTTGCCATAGACACATTGTTAAATGATTCTGTGGCTGTCGGTGTTGAAATTGCAAGTGTTGATAAATCCGGCTCGCCCTCTATTGCAATTGCAAGTGATATAGCTCCTGCCGTACCACCATCGGGAACGGCAATATTGCCATTAAATTCTACTCTGTACTTTGCTTTACAAGTATTGGTAGCGCCTTTAAGGTTAATTAATCCGCTCCCTGTTCTGTGCGAAATATATCCTTTATTGCATACAGATGTTGGCGCATCTGTAAATAATACATTCCCATTTACTGCAACTGTCTGTGTTGCAATGCTTGAAAATTCAGCCATTTTTATTACCTCTCTTTCATAAAATAAAAAACCACCAACCGATATTAGTTGATGGTTTCTAAATTTGATTATGCACAATAACTCATAGCATATTTCTTGACGATATTTTCAAAAATAGCTTTAAGTTGTGGTTTTTCAAAGATAATAGCAATTTTTGTTGTCTCATTCTTAATTGCTGTTTTGGTATTGCCCGCTTTCTCCATGCGCTTTTTCTTATTGTCCTGCAATCTCTTTAAGCTACAATGTGCAGTGGTTTCCAATTCTCCGTAGAGTTGATTGTAAAGTATCTGATAGTCAATTTTGCTCTTGATTGAAATTTCACGCACCCTTGCATTGATTTCAGCTTTCCAATCTCCGATAGGCTGTGTAAATATCTCTTTCATATTGTCAACAGTCTGCTCAACTTTATTTATCTGCTCCGCCTGTCGTTTCTGTTCAAGTTGTTGCTGTGCTACTGACTGAAAGATTGTGTTGAACATTTTAAGCTCGGGTGACAATTGGGATATATCAATAGCTTTTTGCTTTACTCTTTCCTCTACAGTTGTAAAATATTCCCTTGCCTGTTCCGCTTTCTCTGAATTACCTTTAACAGATAACTTCTTGGCAAAATGAGCAGTGAGCTTGTAATCTACCGCTTTGTTACCCTCGACATCAATGTCGAACCCCCAATAATCCTCATTTTCTGTAGCAAACTCATTATCTGTAATATTAGTTTTTGCCCACCTTGAAAACTGCCCTTGTGCCAGCCCTAAAAAGTCATACAACTTTCTAGCTGTTGTCATACCCTCGCTATCAATGTTAAGTGCAACTTCAATAGGTGTTCTCATATCTATTACATTGTTAATCGCATTCATTATGCCACACCGCCTCTCTCTGCCATTAAGTGTTTCAGCAACAGTTTCTCCATATCGCCTGTCATTGTCTTTACTCCCTCCGTTGCGGTCGGATTTTCGTCTAATAACTTACCATATACAAAACAGTTCAGATAGTTTAGTGTGCTATAATCTCCTGTTTCCAATAGATTGTCTACCATATTGCAGATGTTGTCGTGTACTCCATTCAGAAAATACCAATGCTTATCTATAGACTTCTGATACACCTTTTCGGCATACTTCCTTATTTCCTCTAGCTCAATGCTCGTTGGCATACGGTCTAATATCTTGATAATGTCATCCTTGACTTTTAATGTGTCATACTCACATCTAAGGCCATCTAGCTCCCTTTTAAGCTCTGCCTTTGTCATTTCATCAATACTCTTGCGTTCTAATTCCATAATATCTTATCCTTTCAAAAAATACTTGATTTTCCGAAAGAAACTGATAGAATAGATTTATCAATCTCTTTCGGATTGGTGCTTTTAAAGTGTTGTGTTCGTTGGTAGCGGTGCAACACTTTATTTTTTTTGACTTCTTATCTTTTCAATGCCAATTCTGATTAGTTCTAGTATTGAATAACCACTTTCAGAAGAAAAGTCCATAATTTCTTTTTTCTCTTGTTTTGTTACTCTTACATAAATCCTATCATTCATTGGATTTTCAGATTTAGGTCTGCCTGTGCGTGGAGACATTTTAAACACCTCACTTTCTGTCCGCACATTTAATATATAATAGTACGCACAAAAAGTCAACCCCAAAATTCAAGTTTTTTAGAAAAATCAAATCTACAAATCATCAACTAATATTCGGTTTTCAATGTGCAAAAGGGCAAACATTATAGTCTGCCCTTTATCTTCCCGACATTTGTGTCGGTAACATCAAGTAATACTGCTTAGCAGACATAATCTCGACTAACTCTCGACTAAACTTAGACTAAGCCTCGACTAAAAATGGTTTTTAATCGGTTTAGATTGAGTTAACTCAATTAAGATACTCAATTATTCAGTTTTAGCATCCGCAACCTGTATTACATCCGCATCCGTTATAAGCATATCCATAAAGGTTGCTTGCCGGGAATGATGGTACCGGTGTAGGTCTTACTGCGTCAATAATCTGATTTGTCTGTGCTGCCATTGTAGTAGTCAGAAGTGCGTTCTGTCTATCCTGTGAAGCTGCTCTTCTCAAATCGTTATTCTCTGCCTGTAAGGTTGCAATCTTGTCGTTTGTCAGGAAGTCAAGAATGGCCCTCGTTCCCGCCTGCTGGCTGTCAATAATATCTCTTGTATTATTGTTCATTGTGTTCTGTAAAGCACAAGTGTTAGTAGCCATGTTGTAGTTTACACCTTGGATGGCTTCTCTTGTCTCGCAGCAGCAGTTAGCAAGCTGTGACTGTAAAGCGTTGGTGTTCTGCATATTGGCAACTGTATCAGCGTTTACTGCCTGTTGTATGCCGTAGCCGGTCTGCATGATATTTGTGTTAATACCATTAAAGCCTGTGAGCATACTGTTATTCATGGCATAAAAGCCGTCACATAAGCCGTTAGAAATGCCATCTAGCTTGCTGATAACTGCCTGATTGTCAAAACCTCTTTGAATTTCACTGCCGACGCCACCATTAGCGCCGCCAAAACCACCAAAACCGTTACCCCAGCCCCCAAATATCGCAAATACTACGATAAGGAACCAAAGCCATGAGCCGTCATTCCAGTTATTTCCATTATTTCCGTCCAAATTCGCCACAATAGGTACGCTTGGACAATTTCCTGTGTTGAACATCTGTTTTACCTCCAAAATTTATTTCATAAAGAGTCGTGCGCACGTTCTCTCATATGCTATATACCAAAATTACCTCTGATTTGCTTCATTACATCATCAGGATTAATGCCTTTTTCTTTGCATAGGTTTCTTGCCATTTGCTCAATTCCTTTGCTGTTTCCGCTTTGAGCCATGCTCATTGCATTCTTAATCATTGGATTTCCCATTACGCGGTTATTGCTCATTATCTGTTGCATTATTCCCATTACATTCATGCTTTTTCACTCTCCTTACTTTGTGTTCGTGGAGTTTTTCTTTGTGCTCCTAAAGATAATTGCTCAATCTTCTCAGATAGTTCGTTGAGCTTTGCCATAATGTCCTCTGTGGCTTTCTCTGATAGGTCAAATTCAAGCTTTTCCGTGTCATTCGATAAAATGTCTGTCTTACCATTTAGAACCGGTTTAAAAGTCAATGTGCGTATTGTTCCGTCAGCATTCCAGCTCTTAGCGTATATCTCTGTTAAATCCTGTTTTGGGAAAAATGCCACACTGCCATCCATTGGCACCTCATTGGGATTAATAGTCTCAACTGCTTGTACTACTCTACCGCTTATTCCTTGTGTCGGTTCGGGCTGTTGGTATCTCTGATAGTTTGCCATTGGGTTGTACTGATATGCTCCATAATTAGGTGTATAATTCATCATTGGCTGCTGATACGGCATGTTCATCTTTGCTATCCTCCAAAACTTCCTCTATCGCTTTAATGACAAGGGATAATGTCATTAGGTCGATTTTTTGTAACTCGCTTTTTGCAAATATTTGTTCTCTTACTTCATCGTCAAACATAACATCATCTCCTTATGCCTAAATTGTGGCATAAAAAAAGAGAAGAGCATTTCCATGTTCTTCTCATATTTGTGTCATATAATGGCTTTTCTATATACAATTTTTACTACACACTTTTTGGGGTGGTTACTACACAGTTACTACACACTTTTCATATTAAAATACATTAAAATACATAGAATTTTATATTTTTTACGATTTTACGAAAACTCCGCAAACCCTTTATTTTCCTAGGATTACGCCATTATTTACGAAATCGTATGGTACTCCTTGATATACATAATAATTTTACCAGTTTTAGTACAAAAATGCCTTACGAGTGTTGATTTTTCAACATTCTGTGAATTGATTGTGTGTACTACTACACACTTACTACACACATTTTCTTCTATATTCTATGATTTTGTTGTCGGTGCTAACGATTTTTTCAATGTCAGCAAACGATTTTTCAGGTGTAACATGTGTATACAAGTCCATTGTCATTTTCAGTGTTGCATGACCCAAATATGATTGAACGACTTTCGGCTCTATGCCTGACTCAAAACATCTTGTCGCAAACGTATGCCTGAACGTGTGACCGCTAAAAAATGGAAATTCATTGTCACTGCTCTTTGTATCATTTATCTGTCTTACAACTGAACGTATAGAGTCGCTGTATATAACCGAATTAATTGGTGTGTTAAACCTTGTAACAAACAAATATTCGTTCTGTTCTTTAGGCCTGCGTGTCGAAACTATCTTTTTAAGCTCAAATTGTTTCGTCAGATATTCCTTGCACACACTGTTAATTGGTACGTGTCTGTAACTCTGCTTGGTTTTTGGTGGCTCAACATGAAATGTCTTGCCTTTATCTTCAAGGTATTTCTGATACACAAGCGTCTTATTAACATCAATATACCCCTCGTCCATATGTATATCTGCAATAGTGAGCGCAAACAGTTCTCCTGGGCGCAAGCCTGTATTAACTGCCACATTATACATATTGTCGTAAAATGTGCCTTTGCACGCTTCAAAAAACTCGTTCTGTTGCTCTACTGTCAATGCAAAAGCATTAACTTCTTTGTCTGCTCTCAGCGTTACACCTTTTGCCGGATTCTTAATCATCAGGTCATCTTCCATAGCTCTACTGAACATGTCATTTAAAATAACCTTAATTTTGCTTTGTCTCTCATATTTATAGTTATCGTCAGAAGCTTTGTCTATAAGTAACTGCACATCCGACTTGCGAATAGATGTTATTTCATGGTTTCCTAAGTATGGTGAAATATTCTTCTTGTATATATGCGTGTACTCCCTAATGGTATTGGGGCGCACTTTCTTTTTCTTGTATACATTCATCCACCTGTCAAACCACGCATCAAGGGTAATGTTGTCCCTAACGCTTGTGAATTGTTGATTGTCGGTCACTGCTTTACTAAGTTCTTTCCGCAGTTCTGACAACTTGTTGTTGTAAATTGTCTTGCTCTTGCCGAACCTATCTTTATATCTGCCCTGATAGAGTCCGTCCTTGCGCTGGGTTATTCCGACTCCCAGCTCTTTTCCTCTCAAATCCTTTCCCATACTGATTTATGGCTCCTTTCAAAATCAAAAGCCATTATATGATAATATCTATATTACTACATAATGGCTCATAATTCAATATATCTATATGCTATCTGTCTTTTCGAGATATTTCTCAAATTCCTTGCGCTTGACTAATCGCTTGCCCCTCCCGACAAAAAGTACAAAAGGGCACGAGGGATTATTAAGCATATCATTGATTCTGTTAATTCCAATGTTGCTGTATTCCGCAGCTTCATCAATCGTCAGCGTTACTTTTTCCCATATTGGCACTTTGTTAATCATTGCCTGACTCCTTTCTATCTTTTCTTTAATGTCTGCCACTCTCCGGGAAGTGGTCGTTTTTGAAATTAATAGTCTCTGCGATACCTCTTCAAGGCTTTTGTCAGCAATTAACAGTTTAAAAACTTCCGCTTCCTCATCGGTGAAATTGGCATTTTTCAAAATTTCTTCAAGTTCCGGCTTAGTAAGTTTTGAAAACTTCATAAGCCTATCTCCTATTCTTCGGTTTTGCTTGCACTGTGTATACAAGTATTTGAGTATCGGCATGAGCTGTTACACGGCTTATTGTCCTCGTATACACATTGTCTTTCAAATGGCTCTATATCACTTATAGTTCTGCTATTCATCTTATCATCACTTCCTTTTTATACTGCTCTGCCATATATTGTCCGTAGCTCATGCCCTTGCTTTTAGCAATCTCGCAGATTTCCGCAAGTTTGTTTTTCTTAACGGGCTTTCTTTTAAGTCTTTTCTTCTCTCTGATTTTTCTTAATTCCGTAGCTCTCTGCTGTCTGTGTTCTTCGCAACACGTATTTTGGTTAGCTGCGGTCAGTGTAAATATCTTGCTACAGACCACACATTTAATTGGTTTGTAGTGCTTCATTGTTATCTCTCCATATTTCTTCATCAAGAATATATTGCCTGATAAATCTATCTGCGTACTGTGGGTGTATCATTGACCTCTCTGTTTTTCTTGACGTTTGGCACGTTCCCTTTACATCTGCGATAATACGTTTCTTAACATATTCAAGTGGTTCAAATACAAGATTATTTTTAGGCACACAGCCAATAAACCAATACTGTGTAGGCTTTTTATAATAATCTCCGTTCTTCGTGCGGTCTTTATCAACAAGCGTGGGCTGTATGCACCAATATGTAGTCAGATAATGTGGCTGTGTGCATGGATTCTCGATTACTAATTTCAATCCTTTTCTTATTGCTACAATTACCATTTTACATAATAGTACATACAACTCTGTTAGCTCATTTTGAAGCGTTATAGAATATTCCAACTTTTTTCTGTATTCCAGTCCTTTTGCTGAGTTGCCTGTCCTCTAAACAATAGTGGCACTCTCGCTTCAAATCTTGTGCAAGGGAAAAATGCAAATATCAAATCATCGGTGCTTATCTTATCAAACAAGCTCGGCTCACCTTGATACCCCCCCTCTATCTCTTTAAAAAGGTCAGTAACATAGTCGGTTTCGTTAAATTCATTCTGGATATCATAGTCGTAGGCGTCAATTCCGTACTTTTTAAAAGCATTCTTGAATGTGCCCGACTGTTCAAATAAACAATGTACTATCATTCTAAATCCACCAAAAGGAAACCTCGGTTTTATGTGCGCACAACCTATTCCTTTCCGATAAATTAATTAATGTTTAATATTTTCACTGCACCACTGCTCTTGTATATCATCATCAGTCTTATCTCGTCCACGGATGTCGCACCACGCAAACGCTACCTCTGTCAGACCGATTATGCCGAATACTATGAGGGTGGTGTATACTACTGTTGTTATGCCGGTCATTCTCCATCACTCCTTAGCCTTAATATTCAAAGTGTTTTCAATCTCCCTCAAACTTTCCTGTACATCTGCAATCTGCAAATAACTAAACGGACTGTCACAACCGCTAACATAGTGATTGATTTCAACACATTTTTGATGGACTAATTGCTTTAGTTCGATTGCGAATTTCCTTTTTCCTCTTATTGCTTCACTCTCTGTCATACTATCCCTCGCTTTCTTCCACTTCATACCTATCCTCGTGAATTTCCCTATCCTCTTCGTGGGAATAAGCTCTTTTACAATGTGTGCAAAAAGCTAAAAGCTCCTTTATGTTTGTACTTTTTTCGTATTTGCAACCGCTACATGGGCTTGGTTCTTTATTATTCTTTTCTGCCATACTATCCCTCGATTCCCGCAGTTTTGCTATAAAGTCCTAGCTTTTTCATTTTTTTAAGAAAAAGCTTCATTTCATATCCAGTAAGGCCAACACAAGTGTTTCCAATCTTCTTTTCGTCCATCAAGTCTCTGTCATACGATTGTAAAATATGACGGCCTGAAACTTTATGCCAAATGTCAACGCACTGCCAATAATTGTACTTTGTATTGTAGCGTTCATATTGAGCGCCATGCTTATCTTCACAGATTTTGTTGAATCCAATCTCTTTTAATTTTTCGTCTACGTTTTTAAATATTCTCATATTTTCTCCTATTCTGCTTCTGATTGAAGCTCTTTAATCCACTTATCATAATCCCATGAGCTTCCACATATAGCATCACTCGTTACAGTCGTTAGAAATTCTGCTAACTCTTCATCCGACATATTCCTTATTCTGTCGGCATTAGTTGGCTTATCGCTTTCCACAATTTCAAAATATGTATCAATGTAACCTAATACAATTTTTAAATCGTAAGAACTATATCCGATAGAATAATCCTTTTTACCAACCTGTCTGTACTTCAATTCATAATAAGGCTTATCGTCTAACATTCGTGCGATTATTTCTAAGCTATTTACCCTAGCTTTATTTATCTTTGCTGTTCTGCAATCAAATGTGTAACAAGGCTCATTATCTCTTGAATTGCTGTTGTGCTGGCAGTTGCAAGAAATCTTTTCTTCGCTATCATCAAATGCCTTTAAAAACATTTCAGCGATTTCTTTCTCGTATCTACCACACATACCTTTACAATCAATATCTGCAATAACCCTTGAAAAGAAATCTTTAAATTTGTCGACAATATAATCTCCTGTGAAATCGTTAGGTATGTCAATTACTACTTTCATTTTCTCCGCCTCTCAATTCTTCCAACTTCTTAAATTAAGTCCGCCACACCTCATACAATAAAACTTTTTATATCCTCTTGCATATTCACACAAATAACCACAATGTCCGCAGTATTCATTTCCGTTACTAACTGATATTTGCTTAGGTTCTGACACATTTTTCCTCTCGAACAACTCTCCGTGTCTGCATCCTATACAATAATGTTCTTCCTCTTTATGTTTGCAAATATTACAATCAATCATTGCCGCACCTCAATTCTTTCAGTTTTGCTTCTGCTTTTTCTTCTGTGGAAAAATATTTGCAGTTTTCCTTGTCGATATCCTCAATCTCGTATATCGCAAGCTCCCTTATAGGTCTTTTCATAACCATTGCATACTTAGGATTGTTTATATCAACAATGTGATACACATCTTTGCAAGGTAATTTAACAAGTCTATCCTGTTCCTCTAAGTGCTGATACTCTTTGAATTTTTCAAGCCATTCAGCTAACTGCTCGCAATCTTCTGCACTTTTAATACAAACAGCACGCATAGGATTATTTATATCAAAGAAATCTGCATGATAACGATGCTTTTTAGCTGTTTCTTGCGTGTGTTCTATAAATTCGTCAATATTCATTACTGCTCCTTTCCGGAAGTTTAGCTAGGTCCCATGGTATACACCTATCGCCACTCCATGATGTTGTTCCATTGCTCCAAGCATAAACGTTCCCATTCTCATATTTTGCAAAATATCTTTTAACCCACTTGGAAAAAATGTTATCTCTTACCAGTATTGGTGTATCAACTGTAACTTTTGACCAGTCAATTGGTGGTTCAACATATTTGCTATTCGCCCATTTTTCCGCTTTATCCCCGCAATAGACATAACTGTGAGTATTGAATAAACAATCTTTACACTCTAATTTATCGCACGCTATCGGCTCTAATGTTGCTTTGTTAACTGCCATTCTGCTACCACCACAAGCAATATCCAAAATCTGTTCTGCAAATTTCTCTCTATTTGTCATAGTTTTGTACTCCTTTCCCATAATCCGGCATATGCTTAAATCTCTCATATGCCTTATTGTCTCTGTGTTTTTCCATGTAGGCTTTCTGCCTATCGTCCCTCATCTGCTTTATGTGAGCATTTTGGGTTCCGTTGTTATCCCATGCGTAACTAATTAATCAATCACCTTTATGTACCTTTCATCAATGTAATCAACTTCATCAGCAAGGCATTGTGCCACCTTTGGTAATGTCAGACCGAATTGATTAAATTTATACAACGTGTCGATTAAGTCCCTAAATTCTGCGATAAACTCTTTAATTTCCCTAACCGACAATTTAAACATCAGCTTAAGTGCCGTACACGCTAAAGCCATGTAACTGTATGCCGTATCATTTAAAAGCTGTCTCGTGTCGTTTATCGTGAGTGGATTATTTCTCTGATAAATTCTAATCAACTGTTGCATTGGGATTAAATTAATCTCTTTCTGCACGTCAATGCCGTATCTCACTTTCAAAAGTTCGGCAAGTGTTTCGGTTTTCATTTCATTTTCGGTCTGTGCCCTTTCAAGGTACTCATTTATGGTTCTTTCAAGCCTTACAATGCGCTTATTGCCAAATCCATGGTGTAAATACAGTACATAGTAGCCTAAGTCCATAAAGTCTGTGAAAGACCGCCTTACGAGCTTTCTGCGGTTATTGCTGCTTTTCAGCGTAACTCTTTCGGATTTTGTCCATGTAAAATCCGGCTCTTTGTGCTTTTTCTTTGGTTTCAGTTTGTTGCTCATATTTTTTCATTCTTTCTTCAAGTTCTCGTCTCGTTCTGTTAAAACAGGCTTCTGTAGTTTCTTCTGTGACTTTTACAAGCTCTTTACCGCGCCACCGGATGGTTATTTTTGCTTCCTTGCTATTTGTTTTGTAAATCATTTGCAAGTCATATTTCCTTTGCAGTGGTCGGTAAAAATCGTAAAAATCTTTCAAGGCTTCCATTGCGGACTCCTTTCTTTTATCTTCTGCCGTGCCAAGTTTGCCTTTTCGCAAGTTGCATTCTTAACGTTCTGCTGATAGTGCATTTCGCAGACCTTATATCCGGGTTTTACCGGATTATCACAGAAAAAACATAGTCCTTGTTCATATCTGCCGGTTCTTTTAGGCATTTTAACTCGTGCTCTTCTCATTGTTTCCCGGCAAAATGTGCAAGTGGTATGCCCCGGGTCTGCTTTTCTCTTACGACAGCGTGTGCATATGCCATTTGCCTTGTCTTTCTCGTATCGTGCTTTTCGCCATACTTTTTGTCGTTCATTGTATTTTTCAACATCATTAGCACGTATCTTTGACATGGATTCGGCTGATTTTGCTCTGCACTCAACACAACTTTTTTCATCACCATACAGCAAATTTTTGCCACACCTAGGGCAAACACCAACTGCCTGTAATTTCTTATAAAGCTCTCGACCATATGCTGTACGTTTGCTGTTACATGCCGTGCAAACCACACCCTCTCTATCAAGTGGTTTTCCGCAAAGCACGCAAAGGTTACTAGCTTTTCGTTCTTCATACCTCTGTCTTGAATACTTGTCTTTTATCATTTTTCGCTAGGAGTAAAACATGTTTTAATTGGTCGACCAAAACCTCTACCTCCTATCTTTTCATCTGCTCGATACGTTCCTTAATTTCTTTTGGCATTGGAATACCTTTAATTGGCTTATTTTGGCTTTTATTATCTTCAAGCGATAATTTTATCGCCTGTTGATTTTTAGAGCCGATTTGAGCCGAATACGAGCTTTTATTGGCACTTTCAATCAATGCCTTTATATCCTTTGGCATTTTTTGATATTCCTTATCTCGATTAACAACCGTCCTGTAGGTTCTCATAAAGTTTGACTGTACTACGTTTTCAATACTCTTGCTGTCCGTCAGCGCCCAGTTCCTAAGATTATCAGGACTCCCGACAGCCTTTTGTACGAGTGGTGGTAGCTTGTTAAATTCTTCAACAGCTCCATAATAGCCATTTCGTAGTGCCTTGCTAACAAGCATCCATGCTTCCATTTCGTTAAGCTCCTGTGGGGATTGAACCTCATGCAGTTTGTTAATTAACTGTCCGATGCTCGGTGCAAATCCGCTTGTATCGGAAAAAACATATGCTTTAAGTGCGACTGATACTTGTTCATAAGCGCAATTTTCCAACATCATATTCCACACATCTACTGTCTCTGATAAATTGCTCGGCTTGTAATTGGGGTAGCAATCACACATTATGCGAATGATTTTAACTGTCTCGTCTCTTGTCATTTCTCCACCTCATACATTATCCCAATCAATGGCGCCTTTGTTAGTTGAATGTGGCTCGTTATCCTTTAGTGCAAACAGCCCTTGCCAGCAATGGTCTACTGACTGATTAAGAATTTTAACAGCCAAATCGTTATCGCCCTTTGAAAGTCTCTCAATAGTATTCATAGCCCGGTGTAATGCCATGTCGGTGCATATCGGCTTTTTGATTTTTTTTCTCATTGTCAAATATTCCTGAAAAGCACTCTCTAGCATTTCATCATCAGGGTAGTAGACAGTTTTCTTTTTAGATATTGATTTATCAATATCTTTTTCTTTTATATCCTTATCTTTACTATCCTTAACTATACTATTCTTATCTATACTTACCTTACCTATACTTTCCTTACCTACGGATACATCTTGTATACATTTTGTATCCATTTTGTTTACATCAAGCGTATATGCCTTATTTTTCTTTAATCCCAACATTGATTTTTCTTCAACATAATCAGTAGGTCTGTATCTGTCTGCCTGTATGTAATTGTGCATTTTCCAATGCTTAATCACAATTACACCGCTTTCAAATAAGAGCACAAACGATTTTGCAAGCAATAGTTTAAAATCATCATCGGAAGCACCACACATTCGCTGTATTTTCTTAGGATTATTAACAAATCCATCATCGTCAGCATTCATGGATAGGTGAAAATAAAGCATTTGAGTACTGCTCGGCATATCGAGAAAAGCGTCACTTTCAGTTATTTTCTTAGCAAACATTCTACGTTCTGCCATTTTTAATCTCCTATTTTCTTCAAGTTTCGGTTGATATATTTTAATCTTTTTCCTCAAAATTCACGCAAGGAACATCAAGTAAGCAACCACACTTTTCGATTTCTTCCGCTCCCCAATATGTCTTGTATCTGTAAGAGTTTTTACATTTAAAGCAGAAATCCTTGCCGCCATTCAGCTTGTAACTTGTCTTTTCGTACTCTAACTTTTTGCCAAGACTTTCATTTATCCTTTTGAGTTCCTCAACCTTTTTCTGCGATTTCTCAAAATCTTCAATGAGTTTGTTGTATTTCTTCTTACTTAAAATCTTCATTCTGAATCACCCACTTTCTTATCTCCAATTAGTTCCAATAGTTCCATCGGGATGGATAATAATATTTGAGTATCCATCTTTATAATCGTTGTTTCTCTGCTGCCACATATCTCCTAATGTCAATCTTGCATGTTTTCCCATATAGTCAAATGTTGCATATACAAAGAAATCACCAATCCTAAAGGTATGGATATCAATATCATCATCATTCTGTAAATCATTCCATATTTTTACAGGATAATCTTTCTTTTCAAGTCCACTTAAAAATCTGAATGAAAAATTATCAGCTTCCATCTGCATGAAATCTTTAATATACTCAATCGTTGGATTTTCAACTACTGTCTGAACTGTACAGTTTGGGAAATCACTAGGGCTTTTATGCACATAATCGTTATATGATAAGTTGATATGTGCCAATCCGTTAAGCTCCTTTGAATATCCAGTAGTATTGATTGAGCAAAACACATGATTACTATGCTGTCTGTATGTATCAACGATTTCTGATACATGATTAGGATATAGCCCCGGCTCTCCGCCTGTAATTGTAAGTCTCGCATTGGGATGTTCCGACAGTATCTTTTTTAACGACTCAATCTGTGCCTTAAAATTATTATCGCCCTGCATAGGGTTCTTCCTCTCTAAGCAAAACGGACAGTTATAAGGACATTCCTGTGTTAATATTAACTGTACATTTATTCGATAATATAAAGGCCTACCAAGAGATGTTTTATCCGTTCTGTTCGCAAGCCTATACTGTAAATCGTTTTGCATTTCAGCTCTTATATCATCATAAGTGTTAAAATGCGGAATTTTGTGTAACTTACTGCTCATTGTTCTCACCCGCTTTCAATAAAAATTAAACATGTTTTCCACAATAAGGACAAAATCTCATATCCTCGCTTAAAGTATTATTGCTTTTCAAATATGTACTATCCTTTGCACCTAAATATTCATTGCAGTTAGAACAATAACACCTGGTTATGTACTCGTCATGTTGTGCTCTGCAAGACGAATACTCGTCCAAAACTCTTTTTTCAATCATCATTATTATTTACCTCGCAATTCCCAATATTGATTAAATCCATAAATTTCTCATACTGTTTCTGCGATACCTTAAATCCTGTTTTTGTTAGTGAAAATCCTATTTCTGGTGGAATATGCCCCACAACTTGACCTTCATTTACTTCACTTGGTTTTATATACTTCTTGCCAATTACGCTTTTCTCTACAAGTCCTAATCCAACAAGTTTTCTAATTGATTTTCTAACCTCATAAGTAGAAATATTGAGCCTGTTGGAAATTTCAACTGTCGATACAACAATTGAGTTTTTTGAATATGAACTAATCCCCTTTCCTTTTTCAATTTCAAACATAGTGTCTAATATCGCCATTTCTTGAGTACCTACGCTTTTAATTGCAGCATCGGTTTCGTTGACATATTGCCATTTGGCCCCACCAGCATGACTGTAATTACCTTTGCAACACTCTCTTATATTATTCGCCTTTATTCCTGTTTTTCTTTCTGCTTCATAACTATTTTGATAGACAATATTTGTATTCACACATATAACAGGCTTTTGATTATATGCATTGTTTCTTGTCTTTAGTGCCCTCCTATCGGTTGCAGTTCCGTAATTCACATTGTATTTACATGTGCACCATTCAAGATTATTAACATTGTTATTGCTTGGATTTTCGTCTTTGTGATTTACTTGAGGCAAATTATCGGGGTTGGGTATAAATGCCTCTGCAACCAATCTGTGTACGGCAACAGTCTTGTGCTTCTTGTTTTTATAAAGAACAACCTGCTTATAAGGCATTCCGGAAGTTTTCTTATTTCCTTGTTTCAATATTTTCCCTTTAAAATGATACAAAGAATCATCACTAAAAGCCGTTTTTCCAATAGTTGTCCGATCAACACTTCTGACTCGACCGAAACTTGATACCTCATAAAGGTTTTCATATCCGACAACGCTTTTCCAAATCTCATTCATTTCCAGAATCTCCTTTGCAATAATTTAAAAACTCCAAAAATTTATTCAGTGCTTTTTCTTGGTTTTTGTTAGGAGGTTCGGATTTAGTCTTATAGTCAAGGTGCAATTCAAATAAATGCGCAACTTCTTTTGAGGCTTTTTTATATCCTTGCTGTACGCCCTGCATATAGCCTTTAGGCGCTTTTCTTTCTCCTATTGAACCACTAGCTCGATTTTCTCCTTGACCGCCTAAACTGACATTTCTAAGCTGATAGCCTTTATCAGCATATAGCTTGATGTAGTATTTTTCTTTCTCGTCAAGCTGACTTTCGGGGAAATTCAGAAATTCAACTCGCCAACCATAAGGATTTTTCTCTTTGTCGTACAGCTTGTGTTTACGTAAGCTAAGGTCTATGTGCTGTTCGTAACCTACAAGGTGGCTTGCTAATCTGCTAAGTGTATGTACTGCCTGTCCGACATACGCATACTTAAATCCGTTTTCATCTTCTCGGAGTAGGAAGTAAATCCCACTCCTGTCATTCAGCTTTGGATTCAGCTTCAATAGTCGCTTTTTATTCTCCTGTTCTATCGCCTTGGCTCTTGCTATGTTCTGATAATTCAATGTTTCCACCCGCCTTTACTATTTCCACAGCTTCTTCAAAGCACTCATCTATCAAAGCTTGAAAACCAGGTGCCATAAATCTAAATCCCGGTATTCTTTTTATTGTCAAATCAAGTGCAGTCTTTGAAGTCAACTTCAATTGTTCTACAACCTTGTCTACATCATA